CACTTGGGCGGTCGCTCGGGTGGCGAATCCTGAGACCGATCCGAATGCGAGACAGACTGACGTTGGAGGAGCAAAGCCTCGCTACGCTGTGGAAATTCACAAGGTGCCGAAGAACCCACAGAGTCGGGCGCAAGGATCGATTACCTCTCTTTGGGAGGGCAACGACATCAGGCAGTTCTTGACTGGTCGAGGTGCTAAGGCCGGACAGATGACGTGGCCGCACGTGCAGAGGGCGATGCAGACGGGACCTGGACGGTAGTGATCAGCAATTTCGGGATGGGAAGGCCAAGAGCGTGAGCGAAAAACATGCTGTTGCCGAGTATTTCGGTATCAAGTATTCACTCCGGCCTCACGGTTGGAAGTCCAGACTGCTTTATTCCTTCTTCTCCTTTGTTCTGGCTTTTGGGGGTGCCCTGGCGATAGCGAGCCCGGCTCAGGGCGCTGCCCCACAGGTGTTCGTGACCGTGTGCGGAGATGGCGCGTCGTGGTACGTGAATGGGGATGAGGACGGGTCTGACCCGAATCAAGGAGATCGTAGACCATTTGCGACCAATGACGGACTCGTGTTTTCTCCTGCTGATCTGATTCATCACGCTACCAATCTTCCTGTGTCAAGCCTTCAGCCAGGTTCTTTTGTGGCTGCTCCGGCCCCAGATCAGCCATCGTTCTTCAGTGTTGAGGTTGCTAACCCAAGTGGAGCTTATGGCACTCTCCGCTGGAATGGAGCCCAGTGGTCCATCACCATTGGTTCTGGCGGGGGCGCAACTGCTGGGACTTTTTCCAATGCAGATCCAGTAGCTCTACTGGCTGGAAGGGTAACCAAGTGGGGTGCTTTTGAGCCAACCACCGACAGAGTATTCAGTTTCGGTGTCGGGTACACCAACTCCCCGCCTGGCACCGTCACCTCGCTTGTGTCCTCGATCAGTTTCATGGGGACCACCTATGGACTGTCATGCCCAGTAGCTCCGTCTCCGAGTCCGGTGGCCGTTCCAGTTCCAGGCCCCACAAAGATCGTCAGCAAGACGATCACCATGATCCCCTCTTCGGCTGGCTCACCGACCGCGAGCGATTCTTCTGCACCTGACCCGACCACGCCTGCGATTTCAGATCCTTCCGACACTCCGGACCTCGACCCCGCTGCGGACTTGAACGATGAGGGCAGTAGCTCTCTGGTGACCTGGGGACTGGGTGTGGCTGGAGTGACCGGTACCGCGTTGGTGGTCGCTGGTGTGGTCAGTGTCATGCGGAGGCGTCGTCGGTACCAGGGCTCTCACCAGGCCGACAACAGCGAGACCACGTTGATTCCTGCTGGAAACGACGACTACAGCATTAGGGACTACCGCCCCGATGAGGACCAGGACGAGTTTGAACCGAGCCTGGGTGGTCACGCTGGGGACACCTACGAGGAGCCTCTTGTGGCAGACGAGACGACCGAGTTGCCCTCGATCCCTCCGAGCAGTGAGCCCGAAACGCAGTCCCTGCCTCCAGTCGAGTGAGTAAAAGCAGAAGCCCCGGTGATAGCGTGCACCGGGGCTTCTGCTGTCCCCGCATGGGGGCTGGGACTGGGGCCAGGGTATCAGGTTATGAGGAGTGCGCGTGGAAGTATCCGCACCAGAAGTGGGCAAAACACTTTTGCTCATCATCGAGCTTGTCTGAGTCGAAGATGATCTTTTGAGCTTGGGCGGCAGCGTTGTAGTCGTTTGCGTCGTAGCTGAGGATTTCTTCTTCGGTGTGTCGATGGAAGATGACTACTTTGCCATCGATCTGCTGGATGAGCCATGTTCCGTCAGGTGGTAATTGAGCCATATCGGCTTTCTCCTTAGTCTTCTGATATCTCGCCGCTTACTTTGATGGATTCTGCGTCCCAATCTACAGGTGAGTGGCTCTTGTGCTCCTTGACTGTCACTGTCGAGTTGCCGGGAAGGTTTACGCACTGGTTCACAAGCCATCGGAGATCGTCCAGGGCGATGGGCTCGGTGATCGAGTATTCGGCTCGTTTTGACCGCCTGCCCTGAGTAGTCATGATGGCTTTCCTGTCGGTGCTGGTGGGTCGAACGCGGCGTGGTGCTCTCCGTCGAACTCACCGATGAGGTCGAGAGAGCAGTTGTGGCATTTGAGCACTGGCTGCATCCGCCCGGTGGTCTTGTCTTGAGCGCCAGCGAGGCTCCAGGTCCCCAGGGGCTTGAACACGAACCTGGTGGTGATGTGTAGGTACCCCACCTCTCCACACTGGGGGCAGGGCGACTTGGTGATGGTACCGGTCACGAGAACTCTCCGTCGCAGAAGGCGAATCCATCAGGGTCTCGCCATTCGGTTTTTGGGTCAGGAGCAGGAGCCCAAGACCCGCGTCGTTCGGAAGAGTCCTCGTCCTGCTGCTGGGCTGGAGTTGGTCGTTCAAGATTGGCGAGAAATTTCAGAGGGTCTTCGATCACGCGCCCAGACTCATCCGTGAGGGTGCCTGGGGTGGTTTTGAAGAATCGCTCCCAGTCGGCCAGGCTAACGATGTCTGGTGAGCCATCGACCTGATCACGGTATGCCCGGAAGTGGAAGGTCCAGTCTTTGCTCAGCTTGCCGACGTGAAGTTCATTCGAGCGCTTGCAGCTATCGCAGAGGTCGGTGTGGTAGTAGTAGTTAATTGTACCCATATCGGGCTCCGTGGGCTATGTGTGGAGATCTGACTTAAGGAAGACTGGTCCATCCTTGTACAGGTCTCTCTCCCGAGGCTCTGGCTCTGGGAACGGAACTGATCCACGGCCGGGCTCGTCCATCCGTCCGTACCAGGCTGCTCGATTCCGGATTGCGGCGTTCCAGGCGTTGAGGCAATCGGTCAGGTATTCGGCGAGGATGAAGTCAGGTGTGTTGGAGTCGTTCTCGTATCCGTTGAGTAACTTTTCTAGCTTGTCGGTCAGGGTTAGTTTGGTGGTTTCGGTCATGATTCCTCGATTGTGATGGGCTCTTTGATCTCGTGTCGTGGCTTTCCCGTCTTATGGACCTTGCCGGTGATGAGGTCATATTGCTCTTGGGTGGTGTAGATCACGGCGAGTGTGTCCCTCTTTTTGTGGGTGAGGTGTTCGCACTTGAGGTCTTGTCGGTTGGTCAGGGGGATGAAGAAGTCATCGTCCTTCTTTTTGAAGAGGTCTTCGTGGTACTTCTCGATGAGTCTGAAACCTCTCCACGAGATCTTCTCCCACAGGTGATATGCCTGGGCGATCAGCCAGCGCCAGAACGGCTGCTGCCAGATCTCGACGTAGGGGATGGTGTCTTCACGCCGGTAGGCCATCCCAGGCGTGTGGCCCTTCATTCTGATCCCGTCTGAAGGAATTTGCTCACTTCGGATTTCCAGAAGCGCTTGTGTCCTCCGGGTGTGGTGATGGAGGCGATTTTCCCAGCGTGAGCCCAGCGGGTGACGGTCTTCGGATCGACCTTGAAGAATCTTGCGACTTCTCCTGGGGTCAGAAGGACATCTTCCTCGACTTCCTTAACCATATGTCACCTGCTGTCTGAGTTGTTCGGCTTTGCGTCCGGAGTGGATGTTGTGTGCCAGAGATTGCAGTCTGGGCATTTGTAGGCACTGCTCCGTGCGCTCTTTCGTGTGCTGGTGGTTGTTGCCCTGCTAGCCCGACGACGGATGTGACTCGAAACGCCCCATGCTTCTTGAGGCGACAAATAGGAGATCTTACCGGTCGGGCACCCCATGTCTGTCACCGTACATCGTGTGCCAGGTGTCCGCAAGGGGGCTTGATGTCCCCTCTAGGTTGCGCTAGAGTCATGCTCGTGACTGAACCCCCAGAGGACAAGTATCACTGGATCGTCGTCTTCAGGAAAAGCGGTAAGGTGTACCCGTACATGTACCGGACGGTTCCTGAGATGACTCTTGTGGTCAAGGGCCATCACGACAAGTACGGCGCCTACCCTTATCGGATGTGGGTGATCGTCGAGGATGAGGTGCAGAAGGTGGTGATCACATCATGACCTTCATTCAGCAGCGGCTACCACAAGCCACTCCACTGTTGTGTCTCGACCTTGACGGCACTGTCCGCCAGGGTAAGGATGACGCGCTCGGTCGGTTTGTCAATGGACCTGAGGACGTTGTGGTTTTCCCGGAGGCAGTCGAGATGATGCGCCGTTGGAAAAACGGTGGTGGCAGAATCCTTGCTGTTTCCAACCAAGGCGGCATCGCCATGGGCATCGTCACCACCGCACAGGTCTCGGCCGCGATGGAGGAGACCTACAAGCAGACTGAGCAACTTTTTGACCGGATGGCTTGGTGCTCGCACCACCCGGACGCTGCCGACCTGGACATGGCGCGCTGCTGGTGTCGCAAGCCGCTGCCTGGTCTGATCATCGAGGGCGTGGTCGACCTGGCTCAGTTCTACGGGGAGCGATACGTCCCCTACATGGCGCTCATGGTTGGTGATCGAGAGGAGGACAAGGAATGCGCTCGCCTCGCCGGAATCGAGTTTCAGTGGGCAGCGGAGTGGAGAGCACAGGCGGCGGTGAGCGCCCAGTGATCCGTCTTCCTGGCTGGATGATCTCCGTGATGGTCTTCGCTGCGATTTTTGCTCTTGGTGCTCTGGCGATTGCGATAGGCGCATGATCGTCTACCTGCCGCTCTGGCTTGTCCTCGGTTGGCGACGGATCTGGGCTCAGTTCAAGTGCGCCCGGTGTGGAACGTGCGCTAAGTGCCAGCAGATCCGTGACCTGGAGAGCTAATGACCAAGATCATGAGTTACAACCAAGCAGTCCTTGAGATCCGGGAGGAGGTGGCTAACAGGGAGCACTTCATCATCTCTGGGACAGCCCCCGACATGACTTCGGCCATGAGGATGCTGGGAGTGAGGCACTGTACTGTCTGGATCACTTCAGACTTTGGTCCGTATGGGGTCTTCAAGGTTGATAGCTCTGAGGTCGATGCCATGGATGGCATCTCCAAACTGATTGCTATGGTCATCTCCTTAGTCCCTATGGAGTTGGGCATCGTCGCCTCTGTGCCGAAGATCGAAGGACTCCCAGACGAGTTTCCGAGTGTGCCAGGTAAGGACTTGCTCTCCCTCAACGCCAACATGCCGATCATGGTCGCAGAAGCTATGCGGACTGTGTGGCCAGACGACACTGTTCTTCTTCCAGAGGAGACCGTGAAGGCTGTGATGCCTTGATGGCCGGCTCGTATGGGCACGCGGTTAATGACCAGGGTCAGCTTCACAACTGGCGACATATGACGATCGCCACTGAGACTCAGGGTGATGCTTACGAGACCATCGAAGAGATGTACGGGATGATCTGGTTTTTGGCCAACGGAGACCCTGAGGCCGTGGAGCGGGCTTGCCAGAAGTATGAAGAGGGCTTAGCGATGTCTCCTGGCAAAGAGGACGAATTCCTTCGATACGAAGATGAGGACGAAACATGATCGACAACAAGTTGGAGTCGGCTCGGGTCGAGGAGATATTCCGAGACTGCCTGTTCAGGAATAGCGAGGACACGTCTGCTGCCCTCATCGTGGAGGGGGCTGTGATGACGGCCGGCTTTCATCCTGGTCGGATCGAGGGGCACAAGGAGGACGTGTGCGAACTTTTGTCTCAGCTTCCGGTCCAGTTCCATGCCAACACTGGTGGTGGCTGGTCACTTCTGAACGCCTGTATGACCCGTGATGACGAGCAGTGGACTGGGGACCAGGCTCTCGTCGACCGGTTGTTCATGCTCGGCATGGCGCTGGAGTTGGCTGTCTGTCTCCTCCCGCGCGAGATGTGGCCGGCTCTTCCTGGCGGTGTGCCTTACTACATGGTGGTTGGCTGCGAGCACAAGGTCAACTCCGGTGACTGATTTTCCAGAGTGGGCAGCGTTCGCCGGCTTAGCCAACAACAAGGCTCTTAGTCCGCACGAGCGACTGGGGAGCGCGATACGCGCGATTGAACTTCTTGAAGAGGCGCTGACTGCTGCTAGGGCGAAAGCAGACTTTGCTCCAGCCAAGTCGATCTCGGTGATGACCAGGGTCTCTGACGATTCACCTCAAGCCTGGAAAGACCTTGTGGAGGCTTTGACCCTGTTGAGCAAGGGTCAGTCGAACGAGATCTCTCCGCTGCATTGCGAGCACGACGAGTTGACCGTTTGCGCCGACCCGACCGAGTTCACCATGGAGGAGCGTTCCCGGCTCAAGGAACTGGGCTTCCTCGTGGATGACGACGCTTTCAAGTCGTACCGGTTCGGTAGCGCTTGATGAAAACTGCGAAAAAGATACTAGATGGGGGATTTGGGCCACTGACAATAATTGCGATTGTCGGGCTATCGGCATGGGCAGAAACAGGCAGAGCAGAATTATTTCTCATTCCTATGACATTTTGGACAGGTCTTGTTGGAGCACTTGTCGCCTCATGGGTTGTTGGGAGATGGATGCGTGACTGAGGTGCAGAAAGTTGCCGAGGTGTTCGCCTTCGTGGCCGGGACGATTGAAGCTCTGGAGGCTACTCACAAAATCGGTCAGCAAAGCACTTGACAGGACACTCGGCCACTCTGCTAAAGTAGTCGCCACAGGAAGATCCGATACGGAGGAGAGCATCATGGCACGTCCAAACACTTGGCACGATCTTTCAGACAATGACCGTCGTGGTGATGAGATTGTTCGCTGGTCCGGCAATTCCATCATGAGCATCCCGAACGTGACCAAACACCTGGTGGCTGCGGCTCAAGCGGCCCGGTCTGAGGGTCTGGTCGTGGACAACGACGGCATCTTCGCCAAGCCGTCTGACGAGGTGCTGGAAGACCGCCTTCGTCGCGCCCAGGAGCGCTGGGACAGCCTGGAGGAGAAGTACAAGGTGGCTGTGGATTTCCAGTCTCCAAACAGCGAGTTGTGGGAGATCAACAACTGGGCCAGGGAAAATAGCCTTCCTGTCATCAAGCCCGTGTGAAATAGCAGAACTAGTTAATCAGGGAAACCCCGATACGGGAGAGCCAGGATGACAGCGCAACAGCAGGCTGAAGCCGCACTCGCGACCTTTAGGAGGTCGATGCGGGAGGGACACCCTTGGGTGCCAGGTGGAGTCTTCACCAGCAACCCAGGTCTTGATCTCTATGTTGTGGCCGCCCTTGAGTCTTGGAGGGCCAAGAACACTCCGGACGAGTGGTGCTCTTGTGGTCATGACGCCGGGGATCACACTCCTGGCATTGGCTGCGAGCGCCGTGGTTGCCCCTGTCGGCACTGGCCCATCGAAGAGAACTGAGGAGTCCGTCATGGTTGTTGAGTTCGAGAACACCAACAACAAGATCGAGGTTACTCGGTGGTACTCCATCGTGGGCGCTCCGGTCATGCAACACAGTTCCTACAAGAATAAGGACCTTTTGCCGGTCGTCGGCAAGATCACCTTCCAGGATGGAGATGCCACTACCCTGGAGCTTGTCGGCAGGATCGTCAAACTGGACGGATCGATCAGCGAGCGCACGATGATGGTGCCTGGCATCTACATTTGGAACCAGCAGGAGTGGCCGGACTGGCTGCACGATCTGTACAAGCTCGCTCTCGCTGACCAGTCAGCCAGCCTCAAGGTTGTAGCTTGAGCAAGATCGCCCAGAGGTTGCAGGGGTTAGATACTATCACCTCAAATACCATTTCGCCCGGATAGAGGGAGATCATGGGTAAAGCAATCGTCGTCGGCTTGGTCGTCATCGCTGTAGTGGCCATCATTGCTGGAGTCACTGTGTATTTCCGGCGTCGACAAGGTAAAGAGACTGCTCTGGCTCAAGGATGGGCCATCAAGGGCGATCTGACTGCTCGACAAGAGAGGGTGATCATCACTCAGCTAGCTGAGGCGGACTACCTCTTTCGTCAGCTTCTGACGCCACCTACCACCTTGGAGGGAGAGATGACTCTCCTTACTTGGGATCATCGAACGAAGATAGAATCATGGCTTCGTCAAACGTCCGCACTATCAACTCAAGACACAAGAAGGGCCATCGATCATTCATGAAGCGCACCCGGATCATGCGCATCACGGGAGTCGCCCTGATGGGCGCTTTCCTGGTTGGCGGGATATCCGCCTGTTCCACCGTCGCCCCGCCTGACCAGGTTGGTTTGTTCTACTACGTTGGTCCGTGGGAGGGGAACAAGTTTAACCACTGCTTCGACCCAGGCTCGACGACCGATTACACAGTCAATGACGAGTACGTGCTCTTGCCCAACAGTCTGCGGACATGGAACATCGCCCCGTCTGGTGGTGACTCGGATAGGGCCATCGTGGTCAACTCGAAGCCCGAGGCTGACCAGCCGTCCGGTGTTCAGGTGAGTCTCTGGATGCAGACCAACTTCGCGCTCAACACTTACTGCGGCCCCAAGAACGATGACCCGAACAGCCCGTTTGTGCAGTTCTGGGAGAAGATCGGTCGCCGGTATCACGCCGATCAGGACGAGGGCTGGAAGGCGATGCTCCAGAACACAATCGTGACGGCGCTGGAGACTTCAAGCCGGTCGGTTGTACGTGGCTACACCGCCGACCAGCTTGTCTCGGGACAGGTGCGCGAGGAGGTCCAGACCAAGATCGCGGCGTTGTTCCAGGATGAGATCAAGCGGGTCTCTGGTGGTGAGTTCTTCTGCGCTCCAACGTTCGACCGGAAGGCGGCCGAGCAGAAGTGCGGCGAGGTCCAGATCTTGCTCAAGGATGTGGATTACACCAATCCGGCCATCCAGGCGGCTCGTGACGAGAAGCAGGCAGCGGTTGAGCGTGCGGCTGCGCTGGTCGCCGAGGCACAGGGCAAGGTCGACGCAGCAGCCAAGACCGGTTCGCTTTACAACAATCCTGCTTGGGTTGAGTTGGAGAAGGCCAAGATCGAGTTGGAGAAGGCCAAGTCTTGCGCTGCGGCTCCTGGTTGCACCATCGTGATCGACGGTGGCAGCGGCGTTGTGGTGAGCACGGGCAACAGGAGCTAGTCCCAATTATGATCAAGTTCGCTATCCGGGCGAGCCATCAGAGGGCCGACTCAAGACGGTATTTTCTGATGGAGGCCCCAGATGAACGGATCGCCAGAGCCGTGTTCATGGTCGAGCGGAACGGCTGGATGATCGAACTTTCGGGCACTGCTAGATGCTTCGCCTCTGGCGATCACAGGGGGGATCTATCTGTGTGGGAAGGTCGGGAAGGCAAGACAGCCATTTTGTGCCAACACCACGGAGAGAACCCTCCGAGCGTAGACTAACTTCATCTGGCGACTCAGCTTCGGACCGGAGACCCGGAGACCGGCCAGTAGGCAGAGTTACCTCCGATAGCGGTGAGTCCTATCGGAGCCCAAAACTTCATGGTAAAGTTCAATAGACATCGGGGATATCCCGGAAAATCAGAAGGAGCGAGAAGTGAGAACTGTCGACATCAGCGAGAACAGTGTGAAGGCCATTGTTGACGCCGTGACCAAGCAGCGCGAGGTCGACCTGCTGGAGCAGTTCAAGCAGTCCGCCCGGCAGGAGATGGACCTGGCCAAGGCCAAGGACGAAGCGCTCCGCAAGGATCAGGAGATTGCCCAGCTTCGGGCACACATCGCCAGCCTCCAGGGCTTCCTGACCACGATGACTTCGGGCAACGGAGTCACTCCGGTCTTCAACCCGTACAACAACGGTGGGCCTGCTGTCACCACGCACGCGGCTCCGATCCTCTCCCCGTTCCCACCGCTCCCCGTCGAGAATGGTGTAGCCCCGGTCCCAGCAGGCTCGTGAGCAATTGTCGATCCTGCGGCCACGAGCGGCTGCTGCATGACTCATGGGGGTGTATGACGAGATGTGGCTGTGCGGTCAGCATCATTTACTTGACCGCGCCGCCATTCTCTGCTCCACCGGACCAGGTGGTTGAGGTGGAGTTGATCAGGCAAGGTAATGCACTTGTCCTGGAGGCCGACAGGCTGGAAGAATCTCACATCAGGGCAATGCGCGATAGGTCGATCGCCGAGATAGAGCCCAGATGACTGAACGAGGAAGATGGCGCTGTGGCAGCAAACTGGTCTTGAAAACCAGGCCAAGGTGACACTTGAGGGTTCGACTCCTTCATCTTCCGCAGGACCGGCCGGCTGGTTTCTGGAAGGCATCCCGATTCGCGGTGTGGGGGCATCGTCCAGGCCATGAAGGACTACGTGCTCCAGGTGTCAGACGGCTAGGCACACTGGGGTAGTCAAAGTTGTGGGGAAGCCAGCATGAGTCGAGACAGACTCGTGGAGCGGCCCGGCTGCTACTCCTCGCGCGAGCGATGGATGCGAAGGACCAGGCGAGCCGGTGTTGGAGGGTTGGGCCGGCGTAGCGTCCGATAGAGCGACGAACGGTGGTTAAGTGAATTACTACTTCGGTTCCGGCTTGCTGATCCTGGTGATCGTTGGTGTGTTGATCTGGGCAGGGATTGGGAGCAAGAGGACAAATGACTGATCGGCACCAGGAGCTTCTGCTAAAGTTGGAAGGTCTGCGCAAGTTGGTCAACGAGGCAACCCTCGGGCCGTGGTATTGCGCGGAGTCTAGGGACGTGTGGACCCTGCACGGCGAGGCGCGCGAGTTTAAGGGGAAGATCAAGGGCGGCGCTGGACCGTCCATGCAGATCCTCAAGGCCCCGAAGCATGGGACGCAGTACGCCGAGTATTGGCCAAACGCCGCTGATGGTGCCATCATCGTTGAGGCGGTCAATAGCTTGTCGTTCTGGTTGGACTGGGCCGAAGACGTGGCAACCAGGCATTACCCGGTGGTGTGTAGCTGCAAGGACACGCATTTTCTGTGTGCGGCGAACCGCATGTACTCATGGGAAGAGTGTCCCGAGGTCTTGGGTCTGGTCAGGGCGGTAGAGAGGTTGCACTGGCCGTCGCGGAGTTAGTTCGATGACAGGCTCCTCGATGATCTCCAGGCCAGCGCCCTTCCTCCCCTGCCTTCCGAACCACACTCGGATGAACCAATTCGGCTTCCACCACGCCCTCCCTGGGAATGCCAGTGATCGGTGACATTGCCAGAGCCGTCGACACTCATCGCACCTCCACACGTCGCCAACGTCTCCATCAACGACGGAGACCCCACCCGCCAGGTCGACGACCATCATGGGTGGCAGACAAAGGTGAGGACACTTGCGTCGAACGAACGCCATAGCCGATTTCTACACGAGTCAGCGGGAGGTTGTCTTGGAAATGGCAAGATGACCACTTGCTTGAAGAAGTTCAAGAAGTTGGTTGACCGGCTCTGCGTCGTCTGTTAAAGTAGACTCATACCGAGGGGCACACCGAGCCTCTCGAAGAGCACCCGATGGAGGGTACTGAGATGGGCTTCAACGACGACCCCACGATCATCCGAATCCGCGCTCTGCTCAAGAAGGCTGAGTCTGCTGCCAAGCAGGGGACTCCCGAGGGCGACAATGAGGCCAACGCCTACAACGAGATGGCCGCTAAGTTCATCGCCAAGTACGGTGTGGACCAGGCTCTTCTTGCTGAGCGGGGTGAGATCAGGGATGTCATCACCAACAAGCGCACCAGGATCACGGATAACTACTCCTACGACAAGCGCGTCCTGTTCAACATGATCGTCAAGTCGTTGGGTGGCCAGGTGGTCTTCATCCAGAGCCGTCGTCCTGGCACTCAGCAGAGCTACACGCTCACCGCTCATGTCTTCGCCTACGAGACCGACATGGAGCGGATGGAGTTTCTCTTCGAATTGCTCCAGCCTCAGATGCTCTTGGGCGCTGCTGCTGCTCAGGCTCCGTACTGGGAGAGCGCCCGGAGCTTCCGCAAGTCGTGGATGAGCGGCTTCGCCGCTGCCATCGGGGAGCGTCTCAAGCGTACTCAGAAGGAAGCGGCTGCTGAGGCTGGCGCTGGCACGGACCTCGTGCTCTTCGACCGCAGCAAGGCGGTCAAGTTTGACTTTGACCTGGCCCACGACCCGAAGACCATTACCACTCAGGCCCGCTCTTTGAACGGCTCTGGCCGGTCTCAGGGGTTCGCCGCTGGTCAGAAGGCTAGCTTGGGTAACGCAGTGGGCGGGGGTCGGCGAGCGATCGTTGGGTGATGAGGGAGAGCGCAAAAGAAGGGGCGTGGAGACTATTGCCTCCACGCCCCTTTGAGGGGTTCGTGCGGGTGTTACTCGCCTGGTGCTGGTTCCGGCTCTGGGGCAGGAGCGGGCTCCGGCTCCGGTGCTGGTTCCGGGGCAGGCTCTGGCTCTGGCCCGGGTGCCGGTGCCGGAATCTCCTCGATCACAGCGCCGCTCAGTTCGGCTGCCGCGACCGCGCCAGGGTTGGCCACAACAGTGTCGGCTGCGAGCACCACGTCTGGGTTGGCTGGGTCGAAGACCTCGACCGTCGAGGTGCCGAGCTTGCCGGCGAAGGTCGCGAGTACCTGGTCGATCTCAGTGTCGGTTCCGTTCGAGGTGTTGCCCTCGTCGCCGACGTTCAGGTAGGTCACCGATGTGACCTCGGCGTCGCTGGCACGCACCGCGAGTGCGTAGTCTGCTGCGTAGCCCCGGTCATCCTTGGCGGTCACGTTGTACCGAGCCCGCTGGCTGGTGTCAATGTTGGTCACTGGTGCTGTTCCTTCCGTGGGTGTTGAGGCGATCTCGCCCGTGTCCATCTCCTCGATAGCCACCAGCTTCAAGGTGGCGTGCCTGACTCTGCGGAGCCAGGCAACGTACACATCGGCAACCTGGGTCACTCGCTGTGCCGCTGCCACGTCTCCGTTGACCTGAGCTATCAGGCCGAACCGACTATCGGATACCAGCGCGCGACTTGCTTCCTTGAGCGCTAGGACCAGATCGTCTTCTCTGCCATACACAGCCACTTTGACTTCTCCCCTGCTTAGGACGAGGAGCCTCCGGGGCTCGCCTCTGGCTCGGTCGCCAGTCTCCTACACTCATCTAAACGAGTCGGAGTCATGACACGAACAGAGGATGCTTGTTGATCAAACCGGACACTACTAGACACGGGTGACGCTAGGAGCTAACCTCTAGTGGCAGGGCGATAGAGGCCCATCCAGTCCGAGAGTGGGAGACACTGGACCATGCGATTTGTTGACGACGACGAACTTTCGTTCTGCCTGACCATCAGCGCTGGCATCAAGCGAGATGACTTGCTCGGCATCTTGGGGCGGGTGGAGCAACTACCCGCTTCACAGACCTTCGACGATTTTGTCTGGGAGACCCATCAGCCAGGCAAGAAGGGTTTGCTCAATGTCTTCGAGGTTGACGACCTCCTGATCACCCTGGAGAACAACGGGTTCTTGGGCGTAGCTCGTCGGACTATTAACAAGGCTGCTGATATTCCTGGCATCAGTCACTATGCGGCGATTTATCACTCCAGTGGAAACGCTGGGCACCAGTATGTCGAAGTTCAGGATGGTACGATCGTGGCCAACTTCGACCCACTACTAGACGAAGCTCCTGAGGCCGTGGTTGACTTCTTTCCTGAGAACAGCAACACCAGGCGCGGGATGATCCAGGCCATCGAGTACCGGATGGAGACCAAGGTCTGTCCGGAGTGGTTGGCTGATCGGGCCGACACTTACATCATCGACTACCGAACCGACCGCCACTGAAAAATCACTGAGGAAGCCCCAATGGAGGGGAAGATCGTTGAACAAGCACCCCCACTCACCGACCTACAGCGACACTCCGACTTACTACACATCGGGATACTCCGGCGATGAGTGGCGCACCGATGCTCTCAGTGCGGTTGACTGGCTCGGCAACACCTTCAAGTTGGGCGATAGGGTCATGTACTGCATCGGTGCAGGACGAGGGCAGATGATGGCTCTTGGCACGGTCAAGCAGATTCGTACCAAGAATGTCGTGTTTTATAGCTATGATTCGTCTAAGGGTCGATACCAGGTTCCTGGCGTCGAGGTAGAAGTCCAGGTTCTCACCGAGAAGACCAGCGGTAATTGGAATAATGGAGAGCGCACTAAGCCGGCGTGGGTGAACCCCATGAACGTCACCGCGTTGGAAAACATTAACAACCCCCCGACCTAGGAGAAAACGTTGCTTGACCAACTGTTCAGCTACGACCCGAGCACCATCTCGCCGAAGCACCGGGAGCACATGGCTAGGGTCACTCAAGCTCGTGTCGAGTACCTCAAGGCTGCGATCGAAGTTGCTGAGCTTCGTGCCCGTGCCTGGGCTGGCGAGGCTGGTCTTACCGAGGTGATCGATCTGAAGGGTTCTGACCTAACCAAGTTTCGAGTGGACTACACGGAGAAGCTTTTGCCGTTCCTCCAAGAGGTCGTGAACTTGGACGCACTCAAGAGCTTGCTGCCGATGATGGCTCTCGGCGTGCTCAACACGTTCAAGGTTCCGCTTCCAGTCATCGGAGAGGCGATTGGTCTTGATGTCGACAGCATCAAGATGATGGGGGAATCGATCAAGGAATTGATTGACGAGGTTAAGAACACCTAGTTGACCCCATTACCTCGATAGGTGATGGCTTGCTAGACCCCACCCAGTTGATGATGGCGGGGTGGCATGCACAGAGGTCATGTCTGAAGGAAGCATGACTGTAATCCCTGCATCGGAAGAGACCAATATGTTAGGAACCAAGTACGTCGGCAGACACCGAGTGCTTGAAGAGAAGACCGCCATCACTCACCAGGTGGTGAAGAGCAGGTGGGCGCGCCGGACCTTGGTGCCGTTCTCAGTGTTCACGGCAGTTATTTTTGGATTTAGCTCTACTGCTTTTGCAAGCTCCATTCAGGTCAGGTCGGGAGACACCTTCTCCGGCCTCGTCGCAAGGCAGTGCGGGACGAGCAACTGGCAGGGCGTGTCCTTCCCTGGCCGGGATAAAAACATGATCTACGCGGGCGAGACAATCGATATCACGTGCGCTGGATCAGCACCGAAAACTTCAACAGCACCGGCTCCTGCGGTCGCACCTCAGTCGTCGAGCGGCTGGTACAGCCCTCTCGCTGCGTACGGCAACGGCTCCTGCAATTTCTGGGAGTGGCGACAGACCAAGAGCGGTGGCTACAACCATCGAGGTGAGGACTTCGCGTTTGGAGCTTGGACTCCGATCCGTGCGATTGCCTCTGGACAGGCCACGGCCAACTGGGGGTCTGGTACGGGCAACCAGGTGGTGATTAGGCACTCCAACGGTGCTGCGACGGTTTACATGCACATGGTCCAGAGGGGTGTTTCTGGCTGGGTGCATGGTGGCCAGGTTATCGGTTACGTCGGAAGCACGGGCGACTCGTCTGGTCCGCACCTGCATTTCGAGGTTCATCCCTGGGGCTACGGCAACGGGGTCATCAGCCCAACCAAGTGGATGGCTGACCGAGGCGTCCGCATCGGGTGCTGAGATAGTTTGACCTAGAGGCCCTTGTTCGTTATAGATGTGGACAGGGGCCTCTTCGTGAGATAAGGTAAGTCTGTGACAACGTACTTCACGAGCGATCTTCACATCGGTCATCGCCTGGTGTCCGGCATACGAGGGTTCTGGCGAACAGAAGGTGAGGATCAGGTCGCCGACGTTGAGGCGCACACTGACGCGCTCATAAAGTCGTGGTCCGTGATCAAACCAGACGACATTGTGTGGATTCTGGGTGACATCTGCGTTACCGAGCGGACTTGGCTTGGTGCCCTGTGGATAATCGGCAAGCTCCCTGGACGCAAGCGCCTGATCTGTGGCAACCACGATCCGGTGTCCTCTATTCACCGCGAGGCGTGGAAGCACCAGAAGGCTGCCTTAGAGGTCTTCGAGACCGTGCAGGACTTTGCCAGGACTAGGCTGGGTGGCAGGAACGTTCTGCTTTCTCACTATCCGTACAGTGGAGCCGGATCTGAGGGTCTGACCGATCATGGTCAGCCCAGGAGCGTCGAACGGTACACCGAGTTCAGGTTGACCGACTGTGGCACTCCGTTGCTCCATGGACACACTCATGGATCAGAGAAGCGCCACTTTAGTGACGCCGGAACTCCTCAGGTTCATATTGGTCTGGACGCCTGGGGCATGAAGCTGGTCTCGCAGTATGAAGTAGAGAAGCTTCTTTATAGTCCAGAAGGAGACCGATGATGTGGTGGCCTGTCGTCTGGATTCTGCTCATATGCACTTTTGTTTCCTCGATCTTCTATTGGGAGGTTTAGGTGTTCACTGATGGCGACTAACTTGACTGGCACCTTAGAGGAAAGAGTTCATGGAGCCCTTTCGGTGGCTCACACTTTTGGCGGTGTCCACGGAGTTCGTCAGAAGCAGTGGGTGATTGATCAGATGGTCCAGGCACTTACTGGTGATGGATACGAAGAGTGGGTCGACAAGTACAACGAAAGTCCGGACGGTCCGGACGCCTACATCTGGGATGGAGGGGTGTCACCATAATGACCAACGATCAACACCTGGAACTTTGGGATGAAGAGGTCACGGAGTGGATCGAGAGTCAACCCCGTCCTCTAGCTAGGTTGGGTATGTGGCTGCTCATGTTGGTTGTTAGCCTTCTTGGCATTGCGATGCTTTTGGCTCTCTTGGCTGTGATCATTTACTTCGCTGTCTTCGTTACAGGGATGGCTTTTGCTCTTTCTACTCCGGTGAGTTCTTGACAAGGTGAGTGACGAAGATGAAGTACCCCCGGCTCAAGGTAAGTAAGAGGGACGACGGGACCTGGCGCGTCCTGTTTCATAACGTCCCGGAAAAACACCAATTCACCGTTTTTCAGGCCAACACTCATAAAGTTGCTCTGAGTTATGCTCTGCGGTACGTGGCGAAGGAGCAACCGATCTACCGCGCGTTCGAGGTGGTCTGATTTGAAAAAGCTGAACTGAGGTCTTGCGGTCTGCTTCGGTTCTGCTAAAGTAGAGCTATCCGCCGAGAACGACTCGATACGAGGAGCAGACATGACCGCGCAGACCGACTTCGACGCCAGCTTCTGTCCTACCCCCGAGCAGGTTGAATACGCCGCCAAGTACGCTAGCGACTTCAAGCTCGATTCGGTGTTCGTCCCGGTGAACTTCCCCGGCAAGCAGCGTGGGGTGTGGACCGAGGGCCAGCCTCGCGAGGTGGTCATGGAGGGCAACTATTTCGCCCTTTGGGTCGATCGTAACAACGCCCTGGATGCTTTCGATCTTGGCCGTTACGGTAATGCCCTGTTCCGGGTCTACGCGAACGGACACGTTCACCTGGTGGATGAGGCATGAAGAAGCTGAGCGACACCCTGTACGCGCAGGAGGAGGGTAGCTTTCTCTTGCACGCACATGGTCCGCAGGACACACCTTGGTGCCTGGTAGACACTGAAGTTAAGGTCCAGGATAGTTTCACCAAGTCCAGGCTGGTTGCTATGTTCGCTGACTTGGAAGATGCGCTAGCATTCGCTGAGATCAAAACTGGTACCAGTATCCCTGGACGAAAGTGGAGTGTCTTGTTGTGAGCGGTTACACCGTTGATTGGCCAGATGCCGAGTATCACCAGGTCCTTCCCAATCTCTACCTCGGTGGGCATGTTTGGGAAGAGGGCGGACGATCTAAGAGTGGAAAGCATTCGACGATCTCCGAAGACAAGTCTTGGGACTATGTAGTCTCGTCCTACCTGGATGGGGACTACGAGAAGACCCTTCCTCAGTGCGACATGAGATTGGTTCTTTTCAATGATACTGAGAAGGGTTTGAGTGAGGAGATTTGGGAGAAGATCCGATCTGCTGTTGACGAGATTGTGTCTCGTTGGCGGCGGGGACAGAAAGTTCTAGTTCGGTGTCAGGCTGGATACAACCGGTCGGGCATGTTAATGTGTCTGACTCTCATGCAGATGGGGCTAACCGCTGAAGACGCCATCAAAACTGTTCGGAAGCGCCGTGGTCAGCACGTCTTGATCAACCGAGTGTTCGAGGGCTATGTGCGCGAGCGCGAGGTCGAATACCGCGATCAAGCCAGTCTTGCTGGAACTATGGCCATTGCTGGTGACTTGCTGTGAGAGCTAGAATAACTACCTACGGTGGAGAGAACCACACCATCCGGCACTGGCAGCTAGAGGTTGGTGGAGTGTTTATTGCTGATACTAGTTCTCCGCACATCCGAGATCTTTACCAGAAGATTGTTGATAGGATAAACTGGTTTGACGAAGTAGTTAAGTTAACTCAGGGACAACCCGATACGGGAGAAGGCAATGAACTGGTACGAGGTGATGACCGTTGACCTGGTGAGTGGCGTTCATGTGGTCGCGCTTCTCCGCATCGGTGTCAGACGAGTTTCCGGTCGATATTACCTTTGGCCTGACGCATGAGGGCTTTGACCCAGAAAACCCTGACACCTGGAAGGACCAGAATGGCGGCCAAGACCCCTACCAAGATTCGCAACCCTGAGCGCGGTAACAACAAGGCGTGGAGCAAGAGTCATAACGCACCGGTCAAGGCACTGAGCGCGGAGGCTCAGGAACGTAAGGCCAAGAAGGACGTCAAGCGCGCTCAGGTGGTTCGATACGACCGAGGGGCCTCCATCACTATGCCCAGGATCACCTGGGGGTGGGTCGCGGAGACGATGAGTGGTCGCCTGACTCAGACCCGTAGGTTCCGCACGGTCGAGATCTACATGGCACAGGAGCGCAGGGGTCGGAAGAGCGACGATCAAACTTTCGCAATCGAGTCCAACCCGGAGGTCAAGACCTCCCGCAAGAACGGCAGGTAGTCATGATCGACGTGCAGTACGTTAAGGCTCTTCTGGGGACCACCGTGGACAAGCTAGCCAAATTCGACTACTCGAAGTTGGTCCCGAAGTTCAGGTCCGAGAAGTATGCCTATGGTGTGGCTGGCATTGAGTTCACTTTGCCATGGAAGAAAGAGGGCCTGGGTATCGGGGTCGGCCTGGGGGTCTTGGACTTCTGGTTTGGTTGGCCGAAGGATGATGGCCCGCTTCATTATGAGGGGTGTTTGCACGAGAAGCCTGTGAAGGTTCCGGAACCTGTCGGTAGCTGACCCAGAGGTCGTTGTATTTGGTGGTCGCACTGGTACGTCAGGCGATCATCAGATATGGCTCTGGTTCCTTCAGGGCCACTCCCAGGAGGAGCGACTGTGGGCGCCATCGGTGTTTTCGAGGCGGACGCCAACGCTGGCAAGCTTTCAGCGGAGGCATCGGCAAACAATGGTTTCGAGCTTGAGAAGAGCATCGACCGAGCTATCTTCAGGGCCAAGGAGAGGTTCGGCGCGTACCTAGCCAACTCGCGGTCGAGGTCGGAGTGGGATGAGCGGTGGTCTGAGGTAAGTAATCAGGTCATCAAGGTGATCGCGGAGGTTGTTACCCCGACACCTAAGATCATTCGGAGGGTGGGGGCGGCTCTACGCCCACCGATGCTGGCGCAAGCATCGGCCAAGCAGGTCCGCCCTTCCTCTGCAAAAACAGCAGCAAGCGAGAAGGAGCGTCGCGAACTCGCGAATGCTCACCGTGACGATGTTGTTCCCGGCTCCGGGCGCGCGATTGAGCCAGCGAATCTCACTCGTGTCGGAGTCACCCAGAAGACAGCCTGGGGTTACGACCAGTCCACCAAGCTCTACACGAGCAACGACCCGATGCAGAAGTTCGCTTGCCCCGGTTGTGGCACTGAGCAGGACCACCTCGGGTTCACCCACTGCGCAGGATGTGAGCGCACCTGGAACTCGTGGCCAGTGCGTCAGCAAAGCTCTGCAAAAACAGGTGCTTCAACGTATATGCTCATGGCACGTGAGATCAAGATGCGGGGCGACCAGTTCAAAATGGCCGCTGCCGGCAATGTGAAGGTCGCCGACGCCCCGATGCCGCAGGAGCCACCGCCAGGGATGTCGCAGCCCAGCTTCGGGACTATGCCGGGTGACAACTCCGGTGCCATGGGTGCTCCGATGGCTCCTGAGCAGCCGGCCACTCCTGCTGCCGATGCGGGCGGTGACCTCGCTGGTGGGGTCACTGAGGACTCTCCGATTGACCAGATTCAGGACGCTCTCCAGGACGCCATTGTGGCCCTGAAGGACGTGCAGATGTTGTCGTTGAATCCGGCGCTTGCCACCATGGCCTCGACCAAGAGCAAAAAGGTCACTGTTCTGCGTGAGGCGATGGACCGGTTCTGGGGATTGCACAAGTCGATGAACTACGTGGCCGGGATGCTTGCCAAGGAGGCCAACGAGGCGATCCGTACGGCGGACCCGAGGATCACCGGTGAGGCCGAGTTCGTCAGTGGTTACGAGGCAGCGGCCAAGAACCAGCCTCTCCCGGAGAAGGCGGGTCGGGCGTATCTGGAGGGCTACGTGGCCTTCCACAAGCGGGCGGATAGTTATGACACGGGTGCCGACATCGGCCAGTTGACTGTCCCTACCGGCCAGGACGAGACCACGGCCGGTAACGAGGGCAGCACCTTCCCCGACACCGAGTCGTCAGACGAGAACCGTGGTGACGCGGGTCCGTTCGACACCAGCCAGCCAGCTTCGCAAAAGTTCGTCAGCCAGATGGACGCGGACAACGCTTCCGGTGACGCTGATCATAGTCAGGGCTCGTCTGGCAGCATCCAGCCGACTGGCGCACGGAAGGCATCTCAGAGAAGCAACAAGTAGTCCACACCGAGACGAAGACTGGGGTAGGCCGTCTTGGCTGACTACAGTGTCAGAGACAGAAGGGCGATGAGGAGGGAAGCCTCAACCCCTCCTCGTCTTGTCACAGCCAATGTGAGTGAAGAGCTTTCTAACCTTCGTGCTCGTGGCATGGCATTGCCCAGAGATGGCAGGCATGCGGCTCAGGCTGCGGCCGATCTCCGATCAACGGTGAACGACCATAACCTCTCCGCGTACGTGCAGGAGACGCGCTCGCGCAATATCGCCCTGGCCAGCCAGATGGGCTCTCCGAACACCGGTATTCGCAAGCAGGCAGCGGGCGACATGATGCTGGCCCTGCCCAAGTCTCGTGAGCCTCTTGGGTCGATGATCGCCAAGGGTATCCCCTGGCAGACCAGCGAAGAGAAAGAACGGTTGACAATACGTCAGTGGACTCGTGCCTTCTACGCGACTCACTATTTGGTGTCTTTGTGTGTTGACGCCTATTGCCGATTCCCAATTCAAGGCATTGAGTTCTCATGCAAGGATCCAGACATAAAAAGGTTTCACGAGCAGCAGTTCTTAGAAATGCTGAACTATGAGACCTTCCTAATTGATTTCGGCCGGGAATTCTGGACGGTTGGAGAGGTAAACGCCCTAGCGAATTTCAACGAGTCTTTGGGTGTTTGGGACGCTGAAGAAATCATTAACCCAGACGATCTTCAAGTTCGTTTCTCACCATTCGAGCGTGACTGGAGATACAAGCTTAAGGTCCCTCAGTACCTCAAGGATCTTCAGAACGATCAGAATACTCGCTGGGAGTACGACTTGCTTCGCGAGGAGTACCCCGAGATCATTCAGGCCATCCAGAAGGATGAGGGCCTGGAGGTCTCTAACGTCTTGTTGAAGCGCGTCGTCAACAAGATGACTCCGTGGGATGTCTACGGAACTCCGCACATGTTGCGGACCTTCGAGCAGTTGATGATGGAGCAGTCCCTCAACGCTGCTCAGGACGCGGTGGCCGACCGGCTCTACGCACCACTGATCCTGGCCAAGCTCGGTGTCGAGGACATTGACGGCACGGGCACTCCGTGGATTCCTGACGCGGGTGAGCGCGACGCGCTCCGGAATGATCTGAACATGGCTCTGGCGGCCGACTTCCGGTTGATGGTCCACCACTTTGGCCTGGACATCGAGAACGTTTTCGGGCGCGAGGCGATGCCGAGACTGGGCGAGGACTACGACCGCATCGAGCGCAAGTTGCTCCAGGCGTGGGGCATCGGCGAGGCCCTGGTCTCTGGCGGCACTGGGGCTCCGTACGCCTCCAGCGCGCTAAACCAGGAGTTTGTCACACAGTTGATGTCTTCTTGGCAGAAGTGGGTCAAGAGGCACTACATCGAGCGCGCGAAGATCGTGGCCGAGGCTCAGGAGCACTTTGACTATGAGTCTGCCGGCAAGGTCCGAGTGCCGATCATGGAGGAAGTCCTCGAAGTTGACGAGGACGGCGAGGAGTACATCAGGAAGCGGCCGAAGTTGCTGATCCCTGATCTCAAGTTCGCCACCATCAACCTTCGTGACGAGAACGTGGAGAGGCAGTTTCTCCAGACTCTCAAGATGTCCGGCGTACCGATCTCGGACCAGGCCCTTATGGTCAACATCCCGATCGAGTTTAGCGAGGAGCTTGATCGGGTCAAGGAAGAGAAGATGGCGAAGGCCATCGCCGAGGCTCAGTTCAATGCTGATCTCTACCAGTCTCTGACTCTTCGTGGCCTTCCGATTCCACCTGAGCTTGAGATGATGATGAACCCGCCTGCTCCGATCGTGGGCGGGCCTGGTGGTGGCTCCATGGCCACTCCTCCGGGCGCTTTGCCTCCAGGCTCTACTGGCCAGCAGGACGTGGCCGAGCAGATGGCCGAGGACCCGACGATGGGTGGAGCAATGCCGCCTGGCGGCGATCCTGCTGCCGCTGGCGGGGCGATGCCGATGATGCAGTCAATGCCGGTCTCCGACATCACGTCTCCTCCGGCGACACCGAACCTCACACCGAACATGATCATGCCACCTGCTATTCCAGGAACCGAGCCCACGATGGCTGTCGAGCCGATGATGGCTGTGGAGCCTGGCTCGACCTTTCTGCCACGGAATCAGATTGCTCAGCGTCCTGAAATTTCAGACCAGGCTCGGGGAACCATGCCTAAGAAGTCTGGCGCGGCCGACGAGCGCTACATCGAGTGGCAGGACAAGGACGACGAAGGTCAACCGGTGGGCGAGGCGAGGTTGTTGCACAAGCGCCTGGCGGACCGCAGGTTCGGCAAGCAGCTACGGGAAGCCAGGATGGCCTCAGGACCTAAGCATGTTGGCAAGTCGTCCTATCTGACGGAGGAGTCGATCACCGATGCGGTGGTAAACCGCAAGTGGGCCGAAGTCCTCAAGGTTGAGCTTCCCGACGATGTTGAGGTTGGAGACGACTGATGGCCAAGCCGACCCACCACTCTGCTCTTGAGAGTCTGGGTTTCAAGCTTACCAACCAGGGCTTCAACGGCAGCAGTGATCATGTTGGCTCGGTTTTCACCAACCACTATGCCTTAACTAGGAATACTGTCGGTGATGGAAGCCTAGTCAGGCCGATCACCCATCATGTTTTTGTGGATGAGTTTGATCGCGCTCCTGGAAAGTACAACGTGTCTTATCACGTTACGCAGGATGGTGAGCCATACTCTGAGGGAGACTTCGACACACTGCGTCGGCACAAGGACAATGTGCGTAATGGCTCCAGTGACCCAATTAAAGAGATCGTAACTCATCATCACGGGGTCATGGGAGCCCTCAAAAGGCAGCAGGCTCCGTCGCTGGAGTCAGTGACCGAAGACAATCTCCACAGGCTTGCTCCAGGTTCGTACCACATGACCCCTGGTTGGGGTGCAGACGATCCAGGGATGAAGAGTCAGAGATTCATTGTTCCTGGGCCTGAGTATCCGATGCAGCGCCTCAACGCTGCTGAGGACCAGCCCCTTGACTCAGAGGTTCATCGTAGGCTCACCAGTGGTAGTCGTGGTTCTCTCAACTTCCAATACCATGGAAGATTTCCGGGAGAGAGCGGGACCGACGTTTACCACGCTTCTTATTCGGACCCTGACAACCCCCATACGTTCGAGTACGGATTCACTGTGAGGCACAGGCCGGAGTCGGATAAGCCATTCTCCTACAACGCGACTCGCTATCAGGGTGGACATGACGACAATGGCGAGGAAGATGTTGGGTCATTCCTTGACGTTACTGGAGACATGGACCATGTAGCTAACTTCAGTACAGTCCCGCAACTCATCAAGCGCCATCAAGACATGTTGAGATCACTTAGGCTTCAGCGTGAGGCTAGTGGACCTGTAAGTGATGAAGACTGGGAATCGTTTGTCGCGGGGCGCAATCCAGTCTCGGGGATGATGCCTAACGGAATTCCGGTGGTTCACCATTTTGACCCTGACTTTGGTCAGATGGGTCAGTCAGATTCTCGCGGAGTAAGGTCTATGACCTATCTTCCTCATGCTGTTGAGAGGGCCGCGTCTGGAGAAACTGAGGTGTATGAACCTCGGGGTAGATGTGTCACATGTGGAAGACCTACCTGGAACACCTCGGATGGAGGACAAGCTCCCGAGTGGGAGAGCACTGGGAACTCGCATTATGCGGAAGACTATGAAATGCATGGTCCAGACATTCCTCAGTGTGCCAACTGTGCCAATGAGCACGGCACTTACAAGGAAGCAATCAGGGCTGGGCAAAGACCAGGTGGCCTCTGGCATCACCCTGGTGCCAGACCGAACACGTGTGATAAGTGTTCCGATGATGGCCCTGGTCGTTCAATTATGGAGAGAGCAGACGACGATCTGCGACCGTAGGAGAAGCTGATGAATGAGGTGCGTACGCCGGATGGCTACGGCCAAGTGCTAAGAACACAGTCGGCTCATGGAAGAACGAGCTACCTGGTCAAGGGTGCTGGCTTTGAGGGATGGTACGACGGTCTTGAGGTAACTGCTGATTTTGCAGACCACCCGGACGACGTGATCCCGAACGACGAGAACGACACCGTTCTCCCCTACCCTTCCAGGCCACAGGGTCCGGGTTGGGACGGCACGACCTCCACGATCCCGCCGGATGTTGACCCACACCTTGAGTTGGGTGGCACTTCCGACTCGCTGACCGGCGAGAGCACGGGTGAGGACCCGGTTGAGGCCGACATCGAGGGGCTGTTCGAGCCTCCGTCGCGTCTTGCTGGCGTTCGTCCTCACCGCCTGCACTTCGCTGCCTCGGACGACCCGATCCTGGATGTTTCCGATCTTCCGGGCGAGTCTCCGACCGGGCTGGAGAACTCCCCGATTAACCCGGATAGCGTGGACACCGACGACCTGTTCGATAACAGTCAGCCGCACTTCGAGCGCGAGTCGTCCTACGACCGACTCGTGATCGAGGACGACTTGTCTTTCATGCGGTATGCGTCCGATGACGACAAGAAGGACAAGAAGGAACAGGGTCCAGGTCAAGTTGGTTACCCAAAAGACTCTGACGGCGATGACGATTCTGGTGGTGACGACTCTTCTTCGTCTGACGGCGATGGTTCTGGTGATGGCAGTAGCAGCGGCGATGGTGGAGGCGGCCACACCGCTTCTTTCGCCTTTGCGCTAAGCACGACCGCCGACCTTCACTTCCTGGCCAACATGTGCCGCTGCGTCGAAGAGATCCCGCTTCACTCGAAGTCTGAGCACCGCGAGCTTGTTGCCGAAGGCGGTCTGAAGAACCGCAAGAAGAAGAACAAGCCTCTCGGTTCGAAGCCGCTCACTGGTCGCCACGACGCGAACAAGCCTGTCAAGACCCCGGCTGATGCTGGGTACACCACCAAGGGCAGTAAGGGAGTTGGCGAGGTTATCAAGAAGAAGAGGCGTGGGGACAGGCCCTTTAGCGGGACTGAGAAGCGCGGTGGCGCGGATGAAGTGACCGCTCAGCCACGCGATCTTGACGAGCTTCTGGAGAGGTACGAGCAGGAGCAGTTCACCTACCAGGAGAGCAACTTGGATGACCTGGTGGACCACTCCGAGGACGCCGGAGACGGTGCCGACCTCTACAACCACTACGCCTCGATCAAGACTGCTGCTCCGGCTCAGGACCCCGGCCCGACGCAGATCGAGTCCCAAATCGAGCAGTTGATGCAGTTTTGGGCTGTGGACAACAACGGCTGGTGGCACTGGACCGGCTCACAGGCCGATCTTGCTCTGCTTAATCAGATGCAACAGCAGATGATGGCCGTAGGGATGCCCGGTGGTCCTCCTGGACAGATGCAGGCTCAGAGCAAGACCGCCGCTCCGGCTGCTCTTGCTCCTCTTCTTGAGGGTGCGGTCGCTGGTGAAGCAGCCGGTGCCGCTGAGGGCGGCGCTGCTTCTCAGTTGATGGGTGTTCTTCCTGGTGCTGGAGGCATGTCTCCGGCTGGAATGCTCGGTGGCGTGACAGACGCGCTCGCCGGACTCAATGGCGGGACCGATCTTAGCGTGGCTCGCCATACGCCGTTCCAGACCTACACCTTCGCCATCGAGACCAACACCCCTGCCCCCTGGCGGGAGTACCTCCAGACCATCGCCTCAGACAAACTGGTGGCCCTGGCCGCCTGGCGTGACGTGGTAGAGAAGTCCAAGAGGCTTCGGTCCGAGGGCGCGATCGACCTGGAGGTCTTCAAGCCCGAGGTCATCACTGCCTACGTTCAGGGCGACCACGGCCGGTACTACACCACTGTCCAGCGGCTTGGTTCGGTTGCTCCGGGTGTCGGCCGGCAGTTGACCTCGACTCAGGTTTCTGGTTGGTCCTGTGAGTGCGACTGGGGACATTGGGCCTGGATCAGGAAGCGGAGTTTTGTGGGCCGGATGTGCTCGCACGCTTACGCCCTGTTTTCCGAGATGCGGTCGTTGGACGCCAAGTCCCGCAGGAACAAGGGTCAGCCTGGCAGATACGCCAGCGTGGGCAACAAGACCTCTTGGACCCGTACCGAGGAAGGTGGTTTCGAGTGGGTCACTAGCGACCCGACACTTCCTACGGCCGCGATCACTAGGACCGCTTCCGGCTGGAGCGCTCAGATCTGGTCGGACGGGACCGCCGACGACTCCTTGGATCTTGGCACCTTCAAGAACTCGGGGTGGGCTCAGCGCGCGGCTGGCCGGGCTATCAACGCTCACGTCAAGTTCGCCGACGATGGCGACGTGGACGTAGTTGGTGGGAGAGGCGATTTCCCTCCAGGTGGAGAGACCGGTTACGACAACCCGTACACCGAGGAAGGCGAGTCTTCACCGGAGCCGGTGTTGGACCCGTACGAAGAGGGTCCTGGTCCTGGCATCCAGGAGAGCAAGACTCGTGTCGGCTCCTTCTCCGTTTTTGCAGAGCAGAATGACGGCCAGGACGATGAGGGGCCTGAGGAGACCGACGACGGTATCGAGGAGGATGACGCCGACGATGACGAGTCTCTTGACGAAGAGATCGCTGAGGACGAAAACGACTCGGCCGATGGCTCTCAGGACGAAGGCGAAGAGCCCGAGCCGGCCGACGACGGCGGACACGACGAGCCACACCAGCGCGACGATGGCGATGAGGACGAAGGCGAAGGCACCGACAACCCCGGTGACGACTCGGACGACGAGGGGATCGAGAAGACCTCCTCTGTTGCCGAACTCCAGCAGCAGTTCGGGCTGACCCACCTGGCCGGAGCCGATTATTCGCTGGCCGAGCAGGACAAGTTGGTCCGCGAGGGAGATGGCAGGACCGCGCGGAATCGCTCGGACCTGAATCTGGCTGGCACTCACTACGAGGCCAGCGCTACGGCTGAGTCACCCGAGGATGTCCTGTCATTTCTGTTTTGAGAGGGTGCTCTGACGCCAAAAGATCAAATGCGCAGAAACGGACCATGGTAGCTAGATGCTCGCAGACCATCAGATTCGTACAAACATAGTTCTTGGACACATTTCCGTATCCCCTTATCTTGCTTCCCTTATTCAGCCGGCAAGTCTTGATTTGAGACTGGGGTCTGACTTCATCAGATACCTCAAACCGGATCGGCCCATTGATCCTGAAAAACCAGATCGTGAGTTTGAGAGGATCAACGGTGTCGAGGAGTATGCCATCCGCCCAGGAGAGTTCCTCTTGGCCACCACCCTGGAGAGAGTTGGCATAAGCCCGAACATTGCTGCCAGGGTGGAAGGGAAGAGCACTTTGGGAAGGCTTGGCTTGATCATCCACTCTACTGCTGGTTTTGTAGATCCTGGGTTCAAGGGGAACATCACCTTGGAGATGACCAACATTAATTCCAGGCCGATCATTCTCAGATCTGGCATGAAGATCTGCCAGATCTCTTTCTACCGGATGGACTCACCAGTCGAGCGACCGTATGGTCACGAGAAGTTGGGGTCTCATTACCAGAACCAGTCTGGTGTTACTCCAGCAGCGGCTTTGAGGCCAACTCCCTAGCCTACTGACCCTGTTTTCCTGATAGTGGTTGGTCAGGTCTTCTCCACTCGTTCTGATGTGGTGGAGAGGAGACTCGGTGACGATACGCAAGTATGCGAGTGTTGATGTTCAGATCAGCGCCGCAGAGGTCATCGGCTCTCTCAGCGCACCCTTCGGGAAAGGGTCGATCGCCAAGTTCGGCAGCTTCGCCTTCAAGCCTCGCCCAGGGTATGTCTACCCGCGCGTGCGAGCCATCTCGGCGAGAATCAATAAGAACTTCGACGGCTTCCCTTCTGAGGAGTTGCAGAAGGCTGCGCACACTTTCCAGGGTCGTCCGGTCTTCGTAAACCACAACAACCAGGACCCTGAGCGAACTCGTGGTGTGATCTTGGCCTCGCAGTATCACGGTCTGGGTGAAGATCCGCACATCACCATCCTCCCTGAGGTGGATGCCCTCACTTTCCCAAACTTGGCTGAGGACATTATCAAGGGAAACATGGACTCGGTGTCCATGGGGTGCGATGTTGATAATTCGACTTGCTCGTACTGTGGAAACGTAGCCACAACGGCTGAAGAGTTTTGCAACCATATTCTCAACAACAAGGGCCAAGAGTTGACCAAATTGGTCAATGGACAGCCCAAGAGGATTTTGGTCTACGAGATTTGCCGAGGTCTCAACTTCTTCGAGATCTCATTCGTCTTCGACCCCGCCGATGAAACCGCAGTAATGCAGGAGGTCATCGTGCCGGATGGAGTCAAGATGTCTTCTGCTGCTAGCCACTCGCATGGCTTTGTTGGTCCTGATGGTGTTAACTACACATACGCTGCTGTGCCTACTGTTTCAATCACCACTACATCTACCCCTGGGTTGAATGTGGTGACCAACGCTGGCCAACTCACTAGGACAGCAGCGAACACCCATGTGGCCTATGGAGAGATGATTGCTCCCCCGAAGGTCGACACGCTTCGTGATGACGATGTTTGCCCGCAGTGTGGTTCCGAATTCAATGGGATCGAGTGCGACAACTGTGGCTACATTACTCCTCCGGAAGAGCTTCAGGACCCAGACACTAAAAAGGCTGGGGATGTCCGTGACGACGACGATAACGAGTCGGACGGCGATAACGAGGATCTCGATTATTTTGGTGACGACGATGGCGAGGACTCGGACGACGAGGACGAGTCAGACGAAGACGAAGAAGAAGATGGCGAGCCCAACCCATACGACCTGTATAACGGCCAACCTAGAAAGGAGGGCAATGTGAGTAGAGGAACAGCCGTCCAAGCGAACGTTGGCCAGGCTCTCGCCCAGCGGAGGCTGGCAGAAGCGCAGCGTCGCCTTCAGGCTCTCGGCGAGTACCCCCTGTACGAGGAGGGTGTTGACACGGGCGAGAACATCGCCAGCGACCCACCTGCTCCAGAGGCACCGGCTTGTGGCGACGATGAAGCTCAGGCTTCTCCGGACCTGTCGACCACGGTTGAGAACCTCGACCAGAACGCTTCGGCCGGCGACTTCGGTGCTCGTGAGCAGGTGATGTCGTCAACTCGCCGTCGTGCCGATGAGGTCGGTAGTGGTGGTGAGGCAGCGCCCGACGACCGTGAGGATGTTGAGGCCCCAGTCGCTAACATGGTCGACCCTGACGCCACCGAAGAGCAGTACGACGCGAACGCCTGGGACGCCAACGCGGGCGACAACGCCGCCTTCGATAACGAGCACTCGGATGAGACCGAGGCCATGGTCCCGGACGGAACTGGACGGACTCCGATGCAGGCTGGTGCGGCCACGAAGACAGCGATGGTCCTGAAGCGGGCTTCTGCTTCTCAGGTCTATCAGCTTGCCGACCTCTACACGGAGCTTGGCCTGGTGCCCTACGAGCAGCGGTATGCCGCTATCGCTGAGATCGAGAAGATGCCGCAGATCGTGGCCGCTCACACCATCAAGGTGCTTGGCCGGGTCAAGGAGGTCTTTTCGACTCAGATGCCGGCTGGTCGAGTGGCCCGTACAGCGGGCACGATCCCGGCTCTCGGAAAGTCTGCTTCTGCTCGTACGCCTTCGATGGCACGGGCGGCGGAAAACAGAAGGCTCGCTTCGAGCGCAGAAGACACTCTTCTGTTCGTTCACTGAGTTGTAGAGAAGGAGGAAAGGCAAAAAATGTTCAGGATTAACAACATCACGAACATCACACAGAAGCGCACCCTGCGTCCGCTCTACGCTCAGCACCAGGCGACGCCGTACGGCGGCTTCCTGTCAAGCTCGTGGACCAAGGCAGTGGACATCTACCCAGGCATGGTCATGGCCAAGCTTGCGGGCGAGGTCTTCACGCTGGCTGGTACCGCGTCTGGCGGTGGTGTCCTTCCGGCAACCGCTGGTCTGATCCGTGGCTTCGGCCTGTCAGCGCTGTTCGTTGCTCCGACGCTCGGAGTTGACGAGACCCAATACCCACACGACGACAGCCTCAACGTCTTCACGGTGTGGCAGGGCGGACCGGACGCGACGTTCGAGATCATGGCTCCGGCCTTCGCGACAACTCAGTCGTGGTCTGAGTCTGCTTCTTCGGACGGCGGCGTGATCATGCTCGGCATCACTAACGCCTCGCACGCTGATGGCCCCGGCAAGTTGGCTCTGATGGACGGCTCCAACGTCATCGAGACGCCGATCGCTCGGCTGATTCAGTACAAGCCGTCTGGCGGCGCAACCGGTGTGAGCCCGTACCTGGGCTCTGGTGTGACTGGCGCAAGCATCATCGTTCAGTTCAACCCAACTGCGGTCATCCTCGCGGACCAGACCCCGTAACCGGAAACAACTAGAAGAGGATCGAAGGGAGGAACAGGCAACATGTCAGCACTTGTGGCAGTCGGTTCAGGTCTACAGCGCCAGGCTCGTGCTTCTGACGAGTACGTACGGGACATCGTGCAGGCCCAGCGCAAGTTCGGCGCGGCGAAGCTCTCGAACGCTCAGAAGCAGCAGAGGCTTGCGCAGATCTTGTCCGACAAGACGGGCGGTCTTCAGCGGCTCGGTCAGCAGATGATCGGCCCGATCCAACTGAAGCTGCGCTACCAGGGAATCGTGAGAAACGTCCTTCTCGAAGATCCTCTGACACCAGGTGTGCCGATCGAGTACGACGTTCTCGATGACTATGGGCAGGCTTATCTGCTTCACGGCAACGAGGGCGAAGTCAAGATCACACCGTTCGAGGGCAAGCGTGCACCGATCGGTCTCTTCCGGATCGCCACCTTCCCGAAGGTGAAGAAGGAAGACCTGTACATGCTCCGCGTCAACATCGTGGAGTACGCGCAGGACGAGTCGAAGCAGGCCATCATGAAGCAAGAGGACTCGCGCCTCGTCACGCTTCTGGAGGCTTCGGTCACCAACTACGTTTCCAAGGACTTCCTGGTGGCGTCGGGTGACCCGCACTCGCACTCGATCTCCGTAACCGGTGGCTACATCAGCCCCAACGTCCTGTACGACGCCGTGAGCACCACTGACGAGCACGAGCTTGACGCTGCGCGTCTGCTTTTCTCGCCTCGTGGTTACCGCGATCTGTACCGCTGGGACATCAACACAACTGGTTGGGCCTTCAAGGACCGCGTGGTCGCGGGCGAGCGGGTCGTCCAGTTCGGTGAGTTCCAGATCGGCAAGAGCATCATGATTCCGAAGACGAAGGTCTACTTGACCCCGGCTCCGGAGTTCCTGGGCGTCATGCCGGTCATGTACTCGCTCGATGTCGAGGACAACCCGCAAGTGGAGCAGTTCCACAAGGGTTGGGTCATGGACGAACTGATCGGTATGGCCATCCTCAACCCGCGCGGCATCGTCCGCATGACCAAGGTCTAAGTTCTGATCTCGGGTGAGGAGCTTCGGTTCCTCACCCAGATCGGACCTAACCCTGATTCCTCGAAGGGAGGAACGGAGAATGGGACGTAATGTCGTAACGGCAGCAGCGAACGTTGCTCTGCCATATCAGCCATCAGGGACTTCTGGCCTGAACTCGCGCACGATCGTCGCTTCGGGGACTCTGGTCACGCTGAACGATGCTGAGTACGCGGCTCTGAGCAGCACTGCTTTCTCAGGCGGAACACTGCTTGACGCTGGGAACCCTGACGCGGCTGGCGGTGCTTTTGTCACCAAGAGCAAGAGCCCAACGAACTCGACGGTCGACTTGTTCAACGTCGTGGGAAACGTGAAGGTTGTTGAGCTTTTCGGTCGGGTCACTACGGTGATGGACGCGACTGCGACAACCCTCAAACTGGCTTTCGACGCCACCGTGACCGGTGCGGTGACGGACCTGTCCGCCGCTGGCACCATCACTAGCGATCCGCTCAACACGCTGTACTCGATCGTTGGTGTCGCGGCGACTGCCCTGACCGAATCAGCCGGTATTTACCTGCTGCCGGCTGTCAAGTTGCCCGCTGAAGGAATCATCCTCCCGGCCGGTAAGATTCAGGCGACCGGAACCGCTGCGAACACTGGCGTCATCGAGTGGACCTGCGTCTACGTTCCGCTGTCGTCAACAGGCGCAGTCACCGCTGCTGCCTAACCAAGCTTGGGGCCAGATTATCCTCCCCGGAGTCTGGCCCCAATTGGTTCTTCCGGGGAGATAACAGAAAAGGGAAAGGCATGACCACACCGACGCCGATCATTCGGCAAGATGGAACGGTGGCCAAGCCTGAAAACCCTGAGCGTCATGGGTTCTCTCGTGAGGATTTCACAGGTGGAGCTTTTCCATCTGCCTCACAGCAGAGCGTACACCCGGACAGCGCTCAGCGTCTTTCAGGCGAGATCCGGCCAGCCGACCTGAGAGACTACGATGGACCGTTGTTCGTCATCAACAAGATGAATGACATGATCTCGCATGACGATGGTAAGGGCAATGTCCTGCGCATCGAGCCGAAGTACCACAGAGACCACATCACTCAGCTACCTAAAGAGGTGGCTTTGCACCGTGGTTTCCAGCGCCTTTGGCGGACTGGTCGTGTACAGGTCACTATTGATCCGGCCATCGAGGACTACTTGAGTCTGGCGGACAGTCCGGATGACTTGGGTGGCATCCTCCCGTACACCATGGACGCCGGACAGAACAAGGATCTGACCCCGCTGGAGTGCTTGATCTGCCACGAGCAGGTCTTCCTGTCCAAGGAAGATTTGGACAATGGGCAGCCGGCACTGTGTGACCTCCACATCGACTCCGGCTCGATGATCGAGCGGGTCCCGAACGCGAACGGCGACCTGGTGTGGAAGATCAAAGACACCGTAGTGAGAAGGTCTCTATGAGCCTCTTCATGGTTGATTCGCGAGAGCACAGTGGTTTAACGAGCACTTCTCCTGGTGATGTTTCTGGTTACGCTTCCAGCAACTCAATTCTAGACCTGTGCACGAGCGTTGATCGCGTGGCGAAAGAGTATGAGTTGCTCAAGATGTCTCAGGTCGCTGATCTCACCTGGATTGTTGGTGAGTTGAAGATGGTGCTCATCCACTGGGGCGATACCGAGATCCTCAACGCCGTGACCAAGGAAAGAGTGCAGCATCTTATGTCGGCACTCTCCGACAAGATCAAGGAGGGCTGATGACTCTACCAGAGGGTGTGCAGCCATCAGGGCCAACGCCAGTCGAAGCTCCGGTTGCTCCTGTGGTCGAGCCGACTTCTGAAGCCACTGTCGAATCTACTTCTTCAGAGGGGACAGTGACGGCCGAGGCTCCAGAGGATGCGTCTGCGGAAGATGCGTCCGACGCCGAGCTTCGTATGTGGGCTCGGGACAACGGTATCGAAGATGTACCTGGGAGCGGGAAGCTTTCGGCCACCTGGCGCGAGACGATCACGACCGCGATGACTGCTGTGCTAGACCCAAAAGAAGAGGCTTCTGCGGAGGATACCTCACTAGCGTCGTCTACATCATCGGAGACGACGATGGATGGGGAGGAAGCTTCTCCCTCAACTGAGCCGGAGCCGGTCGCTGAGTACCGAAGTGTGTTCCAGGCCCCGGCCACTTGGGTGTCGAGCCAGACGTTCACAGCCTAGCGATGAGGGAAGGAGAGAGCAGTGGCGTCAAACTGGCCGGCTAGCTTGGACAATTTCAACATTCCAAGCAGCCCCGGCACCACTGCTCTCTCTTCCGCTGGCACTGGTTCTAGGAACCATGTTCAGCACCATCGCGACCTTGGTGATGCCATTGAGGTGATGCAAGCAGAGGCCACCCTGCTCGTGCACTCTCATGACGGGTCTACCGCGAGACACGGAAGCAAGCTAGACCAGGACAACACTCATGAGAGTGCTGACACCGATTTGGCTCCTTCTTCTATACATCATACTTTGGGTCATGGAGCCAACCAATCTGCTCCTGGCGACCACGCTGCTTTAATTGAGTTTGAAGACACCCATGCTGGGGCTGTTGCTTGGCCGGTGGGTTCCATCTTTATGACCACTACGGCAGGCAACCCTTCAGGTGATTTTGGTGGAACCTGGGTTCAGATTCAAGACTCCTTTCTCATTGGTGCTGGTGGGTCTTACACCTATACTGGTTCTGTTGTTCCCAATGTCACCACTCACACCCACACCATTGCTGACACAAGCTCCGCTGGCTCTCATAGCCACACCATTGCTACTCCGACTGGTGATGTGGGTGTCCACTCACACTCTGTTGGCAGCACCGGGTCTGCATCTGCGACCCACTCTCACTCTGCTGGAGGTAGTGGCCAGACTCACTCTGCTGGAAGTAGTGGTGGAAATTCTGCTCTTACAAATCATTCAGCACACAGTTTGAATAGCAAGAGTAGCTCTCACTCTCATTCTGGTGGAGCTTTGAATAATAGTGCTGCCAATCACAATCATACTATTGGCTTTACATCTGATCCAGGTAGCCATTCTCATACTGCAACTGCTTCTTCTCCGTCACATCTTCCTCCATGGCTTGCTGTTTACACGTGGCAGAGGACAGCCTGATGGCTACTCTATTCCCTGGAGCTAATGACTCCTTCTCCGAGCCTTCTGCCCCGTCTTCCACCCCTCTTGATAGTGATGGCGGGTCTGGCCGGGACATGTGGGAAGCTCATCGGGACATGGGCGATGCCATCATGGCGATGCAGGCCCAGGCCACCCTCCTAGCACACACACACGACGGCTCGACCGCTAGGCACGGCTCCAAACTGGCTCAGGCAGATACCCACCAGTCGGCCGACACAGACTCTGACACAACGGCGATCCACCATACGATCGGGACCGGGGCGAACCAGGGGGCAGCGGGCAACCATTCTCACGGCGCTGTGGTTGTGTGGCCTGTTGGAGCAATCTTCATCACCGAGGTCGCGGGCAACCCATCGGGGTCACCTCACAATCTCCCAGGTACGTGGACAGAGATCACTGGTAGGTTCCTGGTCTGTGCAGGAAGCACATTTACTGCGGGTTTGACTGGTGGCAGTGATTCTCATACCCACAGTGCTACTTTCGGCGACTCTGGTGGACACTCACACACCTCCCCTACTTCTGGTGCTAGTGATTCCCATGCGCACTCTTCTGGCAACGTGGGCTCTGCCACCTTTGGCCATGATCATGATTTTAGCAATAGCACCAGTGCCAGCACTGGCGTTGCCTCTCCTGGATCTGGTGCTGGTTCCTACACTATTGTTTTGATTCATAGCCACGATACAGGATTAAGTAACGTTACTGCACACGCACACTCTGTGAATAACACGAGCACTGATGGGTCTCACAGCCACACGGTTGCTAATACTGATAGCGAGGCTTCGCACACTCACACCTCTACCATCAACTCAGCAGCCAACATAAACCTTCCCACTTACCTCGTGGTGTATGTGTGGAATAGGACTGCATGATGCCTACCAACTTCCCTGTCTCTGATGATGTCTTCAATGTTCCTTCGACTCCAGTCAGCACTCCACTGGGGAGTGTTGGTGACGGCAGTAGGACTCATGCGCAGCATCATCGAGACCTGGGTGACGCGCTCGACGAGATGCAAGTGCAGCAGTCGTTGTTGGCGCACTCCCATGATGGCGAGACCGATCGCCACGGCGTGAAGTTGCTGCAAGCTAATACTCACCAATCAGCAGACACTGATTCTGGTCCAACATCTATTCACCACACTATCGGTTCTGGGGTCAATCAGTATTCGTCAGGAGATCACACTCACCCTGTTGTTATTACTTACCCCGTGGGTGCGTTTTTGTTCTTAACAGTTTCAACTAACCCAGCCGACTTGGGAATTATTGGAACTTGGTCTTCTGTTGGGCAAAGATTTTTGGTTGCTCAGGGTGGAGCCTTAGGACTTTCTGCTGGGTCTATTGGAGGGTCCAATTCTCACAACCATACTATTGATGCCTCTACTAATACTTTAGCTGCACACGACCACTCTCTTACTAGCGGATCTACTGGCAATGGTGGAGGTCATTCACACACGGGTGGCTCTATTAACAACAATGGCATATCACATACGCACACACTATTCTCTGCTGGTCTTGGCACTGGATCAACTAACTCCGGAAGCTTTACGTTATCAAACAATGACCACACTCATACATCTGGTAGTGATTCCGCTTCGCATGGCCACAGTGCTTCTGGAGTCAATGCTGTTGGCGATCACGCTCACTCAGTCACTACTACAACTGGCTCTGGCGGCTCTCACTCACATACGAACACATCTCCAATAGGCACTACAAACAACTTGGTGCCACTGTTCGTTGTTTATATGTGGAAGAGGATTTCGTAGGGAGAGTCCGTGCCGATCGTCGCAGGTGACATAAAGATCAAATTGTCCACCAAGAGTGGTTCGGCTGGGAACACTCTTGCTCAGGGCAACGTGAACGCTGCGCTCGGCAAGTACATCTCTACAACTGAGTTCGTAACTGCCACCGGCAACAACCTCTTCGACAATGTGACTGGTGCTGAAAATGCAGCCAGTGCAGTCGATTATCGCTGTCTTTTCGTCCACAACACACACGGGGCGATTGCTCTGGAGAACGCGGGAATCTACTTGTCCTCGCAGGTGTCTGGCGGGACCGTTCTGGCGATTGCTATTGATGATGTGGCGGCTTCTCCGATTGGATCTTCGTCAGCACAAGCCTTCATAGCCACCAACGAGACCACAGACCCGGCTGCTGGGGTCGGGGCCTTCTCTTCTCCTTCCAGTGCCGGCTCAGCTCTCTCTCTTGGGACGATCCCGGCTGGCCACTGCAAGGCTTTTTGGGTTCGTAGGACGGCCGCCAACACAGTCGCTGTCGACGATGACGGAGGAGCTTTTGTTGTCATCGGAGACACATCTGCTTAACAGGCAGACCAACTAAGGAAGGAAACTCATGGGAAAGGTAGCCCCCGACGCCACCATTGACTCGATGTTTGACTACATCGACCAGTGCGATCTGATGACGATTTGCAACGCGGAGCCGACCACATACACCGAGGCCGTCACTACGTTCAAGCTCGCTGACGTGGCGCTCACCCCGGACACTGATTTCACGAAGGCCGATGGCGACACCAACGGTCGCAAGGTGACGATCGCAGCCAAGAGCGCTGTGCCAGTAGACACTTCGGGCACAGCGACGCATGTGGCGATCGTCCGCACTACTGGCACCACCCTGCGTTACGTCACCACCTGCACCTCACAGGCGCTCACGTCGGGCAACACAGTCAACATTCCGGCTTGGGATATTGAGGTCGCTGACCCGACGCCATAAGGAGACCGACAATGAAAAACCGCTTATACGCTTCCGTGGTTATCATGGTCGTAGCTCTGGGAGCAATTTCCATTGCAGCGCCAGCGAGTGCAGATCCACCGGCGCTAGAGGATCGAATCATGGCCCTAGAGGCGCAAGTAGCGGCGTTGCAGGATCAAGTAAATGCGCTACCGCCAGCTCTATACTCCAAGAATGAGTCCTTCTCATATCCGGTAGGACAAAGCTCAAACACTTTATTGTGCAACAGTGGAGACAAGGCAACAGGTGGTGGCTATCGGCTGCATTCGTCCGTTCATGGAATTGATGTCTTGGAGAACAATCAGACTCTTTCATTAAGCGGTTGGCTTCTCCTAATCAACAACACCGCCGGTAGTGCTACAAGTGCAGAGATCTTTGTCGTATGCCGCGATGATGCCCCGTAAGGGCTGACCAATGGCCTTTCCCACCATCCCTACGAGCGGTGCCGGTCGTATTGTTAGTTCGGCCAATACGAGCCCGGCCGGCACTCACACTTTTCCCAACCTGAACACACTCACCGCACCCTCCGGTGTTCTAATCATCGCCCTGTGTATCATGTACGATGGCAACTCGACCAACAACGAGTTCTCCGGTTGGGGCGGTGGATTTAGCGAGTTCGTCGATCAGGCGACGGGCACAACCATGGGTATCGGTGCAGCCTATAAATGGTCGTCCGGGTCTGAAGACGGAGCGTTTACGGTCACGTCGGCGGACACATCAACCAATGACTCTCAGTGCATTCTGCTGGCCATTCCCGGTGCACACCCCTCCACCCCGCCTGAGGGTGGCACGATTACCAACGGAACGGCAGCGGCAGCGGATATCGCTGCACTCAACCCGGCCGGTTGGGGCACTGAGGACACACTATGGATAGCGGTCTGCGGAGCCGGTGAAACATCGACCACTGGCTCGTTTACCGCTCCATCAGCAGCGCCGACCAACTACACCAACTTGTTTGTCACCGCGCTCACCGCCGACGTGGTGGGTGGAGTTTACGGGGCGGTCGCATTCCGGCAACTCAACGCCGCATCCGACGACCCGGCCACGTTCACTATAGACACATCCAACGCCCGCAACTCGGCGCTGTTGATAGCGGTACGTCCAGTTGAGAACACCAACCTTGTTGTCGCGGATGCGACACAGGCACAAGCGACTGATGCGATTGCCCTAACCCAGGTACATGAGCTTGTTGTTGCTGACGCCACTCAAGCGCAGTCAACCGATGCAATTGCTTTGATCCAGGTTCACAATCTGATTGTTCAAGACGCGACTCAATCTCACACAGTCGAAAACCTAGTCCTGACTCTTGTGACAGATCTAGTTGTACAGGACGTTGCTCAAGTTCAGACGGTTGATAGCCTCACCCTTGCTCAGGTTCACGTCTTGACAGTGGCTGATGCAACTCAAGCACAGTTTACTGACGCGATTGCTCTTACGCAGGTTCATCAACTTGTGGCTCAAGATGCCATGCAAGCGCAGGCAGTCGATGCGATTGTCCTAACTCAAGTTCATGCACTTGTGGTTCAGGATGCGATTCAGGCAGAGCTGGTTGACAATATTGTCCTGACTCAGATTCATGTGCTTGTGGTGGGCGATGCTCTGCAAACTCACATAGTTGACAATTTGGAGTTGGAGGAAAACGAGCCTGGGGGAGATCTTGTTGTTCAGGATTCTGCGCAAGCTCACACGGTAGACAGCCTTGTTCTGACACAGGTTCATGAACTTGTTGTCCAGGAGGCTACTCAGTCTCACTTTGTTGACAGCCTCTCCCTGACTCAAGTTCATGCGCTCGTGGTTCAGGACGTTACTCAAGCTGAGTTAGTTGACAACATCGTCTTGATTCAGGTTCATCAGCTAGTTGTCCAAGATGCGACTCAAGGCCAAACGATCGACAACTTAGCGATTACTCAAGCATATAGCCTGATAGTCAATGATGCGGCTCAAGCTCACAGTGCCGAAAACGTCGTATTGGTTCAGGTTCAGGATCTTGTTGTTCAGGACGCAAGGCAGATTCACACGGCTGGCAACATTGGTTTGGTTGTTGGTCTGATTGTACAAGATTCGATACAAGATCACATAGTTAGCAACATAACTCTTGACGGGATAACCGTTAAGGACGCTAGACATACCCACAGGGCCGACAACATTGTCTTGTCTCTAAATATGGTTGTGGCCGATTCGACTCAGACCCAGACTACCGACAATGTTGTCTTAAGATTCGCTTTCTACCCTGGGAAGGTGTTTTCGCTTGAGTACGATGTTAGGAAGCAAGTCTCAAGGAGCTTTAGCATCAAGTACGGTGTCAGGGTCCCTGTCTCTCCACCAAAGACATTTGAGGCTCAATATGACGTTAGGCAGAGGATAGAAAAGTCATCTACGGTTGTTTACGATGTTGACATTGTTGGGATTACCCAGGTCTCCAGAGAGTTCGAAATTAGGTACCACACTTTGAGCTTGGCAGGGCAAGACCTGGGAGGCGTTGTCTCAAGCCCTTTGGCCATTGATTCATCTCAAGGAACGGTCGCAGAGACGATGGAGATAGACTCGGTTATCGTCATAGAGGCTTTGAGGGCTGGTTCTACTCAGATCGTGACGACTTCGTTCTAATTGGTAGCGGCTGACGCCAAGGGAGGGTGACGTGCCGGTTTCTCCTACCGGGGACTACATTTACAGTCCTTCGCTTCGGCAGTCTTCGGTTGTTCGCAACCAGATATCTCGCTTCGGTATTGCCACCATTGGAATTCGGGTTACTGGGTCTTCTGGGGCCGTTGATGCCGACACCTCGACGGTTGAACTTAATATTTACCAGGAGAGCGACTTTGATGATGTGGACCCGATCGGACCTCTAATCATCACTGCCACAGAGGGCGTTGACATCGACCATCCTGAGGTCGGTGTTTATACCTACACCATCAACCCTCCGGTGACCAACATCGTGTGCCTACTCAAGGCCGTCTGGACCTACCAGGTCGGCGGGGTCAACCTGACCTACACCGAACACCTTCAGATCCGCGACCCCATGCCGACCTACGACGGGTTCAGTGATGACGAGAAGGGGGCGGTTCAGATGATCGTCAACCTCTTCGCCGACAGCTACGACAGCACGACCGGTGGACCCCACCTGATCGAGGAGTTCCAGACCAAGTTCACCAATGAGCGGATCGCGCAACTGCTTAACTGGGCAGTCCAGAAAATGAACATGACTAAGCAGCCCATCACCGGCTGGATGCTTTCCACTCCGGGTACGGCTGGCAACTTTCCACCACCATACTGGGGCTTGCTCATCATGGGCGGCTACATTGAGGTGCTCAAGCACTTGGTTAGGTCGTATGTCGAGCAGCCCGATATTCGCAATGCTGACGTGGCCTATCTGGATAGGCGAGATTACCAGCAGCGCTGGAAGGCCGTTCTGGAAGACGAAAAAGAGCAGTACGATCAGATGCTCGTCCTTGTCAAGCGCAAGATGATGAATCTTGGCGCCTCGTCAATGCTGGTCTCTGGTGGCATGTTCGGAGGTTCCGGTAGAGGGGGGCTGTTTGTCGCTGGTGGGTACGCAGCCGCTACGAGGTCAATGCGGTTCTACCCGGCTGCGCCTTCCGTCTCGTGGGGAGGGATCGCTCGCTAATGCTCTCTCGAATCGCGCGAGCGCTGGACTCGATCTGGCACACAGCAGATCTTGAGCATGGAGATCCATATGAGGACGATGACGAGGAGGGTTGGTTCCGTGACAAGCACAATATGTACGCTACTCACGGGAGCTACGACAACAACGAAGAGTTGATGACGCTGGTCCCCGGCTGGGATGAAGCCAAGCGCAAAGGCTGGAAGCCTCTTGGCGGCGGCGGCGGTCCACTTGCTTATCGGGGAACTGGAGATCGGTTCGAGTTTATTGCGCCCAAACATCTGAATCCAGATGATGACCATTGGGGCAGGATTCAACAGCGATGGATCAGGTACTCCCAGGGTGAAGGAGGTATGCAGGAGCCGTATGCGATGCACACCGACACCTTTAAGGACGCTGCCGATGACCGTAATCTTCGTGGTTGGAACCTATACCAGAACCATTACGATCCGGAGACGGAGCAGTTCCATCGGGTGTTGAACGATAAGTACCCCATTGATCGTTTGGGTCCTGGGGCGCATACTGATGTTTTCAAGGACCATAATGGTGGTCCGGGTTATTTCGACAACGTTAGGTTATGGGCTGAGAAGAAGGACAAGAGATTCCGGGGTGAAGCCTGATGGGAGTGGTGAGGCTGCCTCAGCCGTACGCGAGCAATCACGTCGCCATGCAGAACATGGAGGCGCTTCAGACTGTTGGTGAAGAGATCATCTACTTGTCGATGTACCACGTCAATATCGACGCAGGCACGCAGCCCAGATGCGAGGACTACGACCCCGACTATAACCAGGATGATCATTTCAAGTGCACCATCTGCTACGGGACGACATTCGATGGTGGGGTCAAGGCAGCGTGCCGTGCCTGGTCGATTGTCGGAGACGCTCAGAACATTGAGGATTTCTCCAAGCAGGGTGTTTTCAACAAGGAACGTGTAACTGCTCAGGTTGAGATTACTCCGGTCACAATGTCCAATGACTACATCATTCGGGTGGCCAGATGGTCGGACACCCACGTTCCACTTGTGCTCGGAGACCGCTACATCATCGAGGACGTTGGAGTCAGATCGGTTAGGACCGGAGCTAGGTACGGTCAGGTTTACCGCCAGGACTATTTTGGCCAGAAGACTTACATGAGCAAAGTGGACCCCAACCATCCGATCATGTTATACCCAGTGTCGCTGGTAGACCCAATGCCAAGGCTTGAAGAGCCACTGTCTTATGGCATCGAGATGTATGGCGGCAACCTGTGAGGTTTCGCCTGCCTCGATCGCAGTCTCGGAAGATGTCCGAAATCGCGGTGCAGCGCGCTCGGGAGTACGGCGACCGCCGTGGTTGGCGTGGGACTCGCTATCTGGAGCCGGTGGTGCAGAAGGGTGTAGTTGGCATTAAGGTCACCCGCCAGTACCTGCTTTGTCAGAACTACGGAACAAAACCTCGTGTGATGTACGAGCTTGAGGGCAAGGTTGTTCCGATGAAGGGAGGACCAAGGAGGGCCAAGGGGGTCGGCCAACCTGGCTGGGTTACCCTTCCTGGTGGGGTCAGAGTGTTCCGCCAGCAGAAGTGGCGACACCCTGGCATCAAGCCGACGCACTTCTTGGAAGAGGCCATCCAGTTCGCTATTAATAAGGATAAGCACAACTTGCAGAACTGGCTTATGGCGATTGTGGACCCGAACAGAGCTAACGCCATCACGAAGACTGATGCCTCAGACGCGACGAGGATCGACTGATGCCTGAATTCCCTCCACTTGTTACAGGCGAGGCCGGTCAAGGTCTACTTATTGCTCCGGCTAAGAAGACCATGATCAGGGCTCTTCGGGCAACCTTCACCGCCTTGTACCCAGACACCAAGCTCGCAGACATAAACACCGCTATGGAGTACCCATATCTAGAAGAGGAATATCCAGGTATCTGGGTTAGGTTTAGTCCTCACAAGATTCAGTCTTCCGGGCTAGACCCTACGCAACAGACTGATGAAGAGATTTTCATAGTTTGGCACTTTGAGGGAACCTTCAATTTGATGATCTTCGCCTTGTCGTCTAAAGAACGAGATCTCATCTCAGATGGCTTCATTGAGGCGTACGCTTTCGGAACATTGATGCCTAGCGCCAGTGTGTTTGCGTCAACTCTTCTCGCCTCTGAACTCATCAACATGACTCTTCAGTCTGACATTTTGACTCCTGGTGGTCAGACTGAATCTGTAGGTACTCCCTGGGATGACGATAAGTATGTCTATCAAGATAGTTACTCGTTTGAGGTAGTCGGCCAGGTCAGGTCTAGAGTTCAGCCAGATGTCGTCTTCACCAACCTCTCCGAGATCCAGGTTAGTTCTACCCTTACCAACGTCACCGGTGCTCCAGATAACTCGATTGGAGATGACGGTAATGGGGAGTGGCAATAGGTTCTCGTAGTATTTGTTGACCCGAGAAGGAGCTTGATGACATGACGGCACCCAACTTCTCAAGGTACGTGCCACCTGGCGTGTACACCGAGAGTGTCGCTGGTCCCTCTGTCGGCATCTCCACGCTGACTCCATCCGCAGTCGGCATCTTCGGAACGACCGTGGGTTTCAGGAATTTCACAGACGTGTTTGTGGTGCCGGCTGACGCGGCTGGTCCAACTCCTGTGGCGTTCGGCCCACTGACGAAGCTGGGAGCAGCAGATACCACGATCGTCATTACCGACGTGAACACCGGAGTGGTCTACGTCCCGGTCACCGACTACGCTGTGATTCAGGACTCTGGAGACGACACGGTGCTTGACACCAATGACGACTCCTTCACCTTCACTCGGGTGCTCGGTGGCGACCTTGATGCTGGTGCTACGGTCCGGGTCACGTACCAGTACACCGACGCCACTTTCTTTGATGCCACGACTTTCATTGACACCTTCGATGTGCAAGACGCTTACGGTCCGGCTTTCGATTCATCCGGCACCCTGACTTCGCCGCTCACTCTGGCTGCCCAGTTGGCCTTCGCTAACGGTGCTACGGAGATCGTGGCCGTGGCCGTGGACTACAGCGGTGCGCCGGTTCTGGCAGATCTCCAGGAGGCCCTGGCCAAGCTTAACGACATCGAGAGCATTGCTGTCGTGGTTCCGGCCACCGGGGACAACACGGTCTTCGGGTCAGTGTCTTCTCACGTTAACCTCCAGTCGGCAAACCGGATGGAGCGCCGAGCGATTGTGGGTGTGGACGGAAGCACTACCCCAGTTAGCTCCGCGACGAGGATCACGTACGCCGAGGCTGTTGCCAATCGTCGTGTGATGATGGTGTCCCCGGCCACGGTCAAATATTTCTCTACCGCAGCCAACCTTGAGGTCACCATCGCCGGGTACTTCATGGCCGCTGCACTCGCCGGAATTGCAGTGTCTCAGGGTGTTGCCCTTCCGCTCACCAGGAAGTTCTTGGCTGGGTTCGCTTCCATTCCAGAGGTTCTTTCCGAGCAACAGAAGAACACCGAGGCCACTTCGGGCTTGTGTGTGATCGAGCAGTTGCGCTCGGGCCAGATCAGGATTCGTCATGGGGTTACGACAGACCCTACGAGTCTCTATACCCGTGAGTGGACAATCACCGGCCAGGAGGACCGCCTGGCTATCTCGATCAGGAACTACCTGGATTCTTCTGGTGTCATCGGGTCTGTCATCTCGAACACAACACTGGCTTCAGTCAAGGCTCAGGTTATTGGCGCGCTTGGCATCCTCCAGGACAACGGCGACATCCAGGCGTGGCGGAACATTCAGACCAGGCAACTGATCAACAACCCAGACGTGATCCAGGTGCAGTTTGAGTGGCAGGCAAGCATCCCGCTCAACTACATCCTTGTGAGGTACAGCATTGACCTCACCACTGGTGATGTGACTCAGACGCAGATCTCAACACCGACATCGCCGCAGGGCTAGGAGAGGGATAGATGGCTGCTTCAGAGACCCGTGTAGGTGGGTCCGCCTGGACCGTCTTCCTGTGGAGCGGTCAGCCGCTCGCGTGGATGCAGGTCTTGTCGGACCGTGCTCCGGCTCCGGTTGCTCCGTCACAGGCCATCCAGCCACTCGACGAGCAACATCCCATCGAGATCGTCACTCCGAGGGCGGTCGGTGCAGGCACACTGACCTTGACCAACTTCGAGCGTTGGAACCAGCAGGTGTGGCAGGAGCTTGCCGGCCTGGAGAACGCGACCTCGATCCTGGACATCTTCGACGCGCAACTCACTCTGGGGAACATCACCTGCAACAAGATCATCAGGGCTCCTGGCTTCCCGAACGGCATCCGCACCAAGGTGTACGAGAAGTGCACCATCACGGATGCCGACGAGTCTGAGGTTATCAACATTGGAACGATGACTCTCCCCAAGGCCATCACCATTATGTACACAAGGCACCACTACATCTGATCCTGGTGGTGCGCGTGGATTACGTTGAGTGGGAGAACATCTCCACAGGTGTTTTCATAGCCAAGTCTGCTGCCGTTTTGTCGATAGAGGAGTGCCCTCTTTGCAAGACGGCCTTCTCCACTGAGCCGGATAGTTTTGGAGAGGTTCAGTGTTTCGGCAGACATGTGTTCGCTGCTGAAGACGATGGTGAGAACTACACCATATCTCACGTCGACAGCATTCCCAAACAGGTGTCTACCAAGTGGGTTATGCATGATGACGCTTATGTAGCCAACTTGGACTCAGATCTAATTGGGTGCCCTAAGTGCCATAGTCCTCTCGACCTGTCTGCGGTTGCCGTGAAAGATACACGAGGTTCGTTCTACGCAGGTTGTGCTGCTGGCCACGAGTTCGACGCTTATGTTAGAGTCCCCCATATCTGGCTCTATGACAGCGACAACGGGCCGTTCACCACGCTGGAAAGGTAAATATGCCTGCTAGAAAAAGGACGATGGCCTCCCTTGAGGGACCTTCTGGCGACGGACTGATTCCACCGGACCCAGACGCCCTTCTCATTGCGCAGCGGAAGGCAGAGATCCAAGCGGCAGCCGCGCAGACGGCTGAGTTAGCGCCTCCGGATCAAGACGCTCTCCTGGAGCAGCGTAAGGCCGAGATGAAAGAAGCTGCTGAAAAAGCACACGAGACGCTGCCGGAGTTGTCCGTTGCCGAGGAGGACGAGGTTGTCGATCTCGTCAACGCCGGGCGCAAGGAGAAGTTTGTCGAGATCTTTGGGCGCAATATCCACTTGCGCACTCTCACCATTGAAGAGGAGTTGAAGGTCTCCGAGATCACCAAGCAGTACATCGGTTCGGATGGTTACCCGCGCGCCTACCGCACTGCTGTGGTCGCAGCCGCCATCAGGACGATCGACGGGAAACTCTTGTTCAATCCGATCTCCGAGCCTGAGTTCGATCAGATCATCGTTAAGAAGTTTGAGAAGTTGCTGAGCTACTACCCGCTGGCTGTAGATCAGGTCTACAACAGGTATCGCGAGATGGAGCTTGAGCTTTTGGCGCTCGTGGAAAAGCTGGGAAAATCCTCAGGCTGAGCCGACGAGTTGAGTTCGAAATCGGCTTGGCCTACAGGTCTGGGAAACTCACCGGAACCAACCAATCCAGGATTCAACGATGGGCGCTCGCGTACCAGCAATATGCCGAGAGAAGAGAGCAGTCAGACCAATATTCTGAAATCAGGAAGTTGCTTCACTTCATTCTTAGGGGCACCGACAACAAATTGTACGAAGCGGCTTACCCAAGGATTGAGGCAGATGACCCTGATGTCATCCCAGGTCATACATATGGGGTAGATGACCTAGAAGGCTTGGAGAAGTTGCTCAGGGATATTGGCGGGGTGACTACGAAGACGCAGGCATCTCTAGGCGGCGACGAGTGGTCTGAGTGGGGGTAGCGGGTGCCTTTTGAGGACCTTACCGGGAACTCTGGGTTCACCAGTGACTCGGAGGGGGCTAACGCCAATCTCGACATCACCATGTCGGACGATTCCGCGCGCAACCTCTGGGATGTTCAGGCGGCCATCCAGCAGATTGCTGCCGATCTTCAGACTGCTGTTCGTAGCGCGGCCGACTTCCAAAGCTACTTGATCTCCATTCGCGAGACCAGCCAGACCATCAGGATGCCCTCGCTGGGCATGGAGGGTGGCGAGGGTGGCAACATGTCCTACTCGGGCGGTCGAGTAGACACCGGTTCAGTTCCACTTATTCAGAGCGAACTGGGGATGGCCAGTCGGATCGGCGAGATGGAGGAGAACGCCAGCGGGGCTGGTGGTGGAGC